TTTGATAAAACTTTTTGTAACCTTTGAAATATTGTATATTTTTGTTCTGGCATTACATTTTAAAATAAAGTGTTATTATTATAAATATATTTTAAAATGCACTTTTTTTCCAACTCAATTTAAGGTGTTATTTTATTATATTTATACCCACCCATCATTATACATGCTTTTATAAAGTTTTCTTCATCTTCTTTTTCGTCTTTTGTAAATGGACTGAATCTTTTTGCTAATTTTTTTCTGTCTGAAATAGTTACTTGTTGTCTTAGATGTTTTGTTGTTAAATCTGTATTAATTCCATTATTAATAACCCATGATTTAACAATGCTGCTGTCTTTTTTCTTTAATTTATCGGTTTTAAGCATATAATACTGTAAAACAAACAAACCCATTGCAAGACAAGTAAGACTATCATCATGAGCACCATCCATGTGGTTTGGTCTGCCATTTTTAAAAACCCACGTATCTAATTCACTAATAACTCTTTCACTTCTAACTCTAAAAGCATTACTTTTTAATAATTCAACAAAATTTGAAATCATCTGTATTCTTAAAGCATTGCTTCTAAATCCAGGAAGTTTTTCTTCATCTTTCTTATTAAATAATTTCTTAGCATAATCATTTGTATATGTTTTGAGCGATGCTGTCTCATCATAATACAAATTTGGATAACCTAAGTTCATTAATGTCAATACAACAGCATCACCATAACCGCCAATACATTCAACAACCGCTAATGCATTGTTATATATCCTTCCATATCGGTCAACTAACATCCCAATATCATCACCATTCATCTTTCCATTATATTCAAGTACTTGATTAAAATATGGTGTACCGTTTTCATCAATTGCATCAACATCAATAACCTGTATTGATGAAAAGTCATCTCCACTACCTGATGATGCATCACATGCAATTATATATCTATGTTCTGGATTTGGGTCTTCCCATATCCATGTTTCTTTTATAAAAACATCCCTTAAATTCCAATCTTCTGTAATCTGTATGACATTTTTCTTAGTTTGTTCTTCAATTACCTCAATTGGAACTACGTTATCAGAAGAACCAAGGAATGACACAAGAAGTTCTTGTGCAATTTTTTGTGAATCATTGTTAAATGACTTACACATGTTTTCAAACCAAGGTGATGTTGGTGTCCATCCGTTTTTTTCAAGTTCTTCCCATCTTTCCTCATCATATTTTATATTTCCTTTTTTGTCAATAACAGTATCAACATCCCATTCCAAATCACCGGTTTTTTCATTTTTCTTATACCATTTCAAAAATCTGTTATAACGTGGGTCTTGAAACCATTTAAATTCAACAACATGGAAATTGTTTTCACCTTTCACTGCTTGTATGTATGTTTTATAATAAAGTTGGTCTTTACCGTTTGGTGTTGACACCATGAGACATTTTGGGTCTTTGACAGTACTTTGTGCTGCCACTGCTGCGGTAAATGCATCTACTGAATCTGCGATAAACGCTGCCTCATCAAGAATCAATATACTTACACTACTGATACCACGTGCAGCATTAGGACTTGAAGCACGTGCATATATCTTACATCCATTAAACAACTCAATGTAATTTTTGTTTCTCTTAATATAAATTGATTTAAGATTTTTTTCACTTGATGGGTCTGGTGAAAAGAAATCATTACCCCACATCCATCTTGGTACTTGGTCAAGAAATGTTCCGATTTTTGTTAATAATTCAACGGCCTGTTCAAGTTTGTTTGCAATACACAAAACAGTTTCAGGTGAACCTTTTTTTGCAAAAACACATTGTCCGCAAGCCCATGCGGAACTGATTGTTGAAACACCACTTTGACGGTGTTTTTTGGCAATTGTGTTATTGTTCTCAGAACAACTTTTAAGATATGCTTTTTGTCTTGGAAACAATTTAAATGGAACTTCTTTTCGTTCCATTGCATTAAAAGTTGAAAGATAATTTTCAATGAAATATATTCTGGCATTATCTTGATAACATCTTATATATTCTTCTTTAAAGTTTAACATAATGTTTCTTTAATTCTTTTATTTCCTGTTTTGACAATGGTATTGGTGCATCTATTCCTTTTTTTCTCAAAATTTCCTCAACTTCTTCAAAAGTTAAAACTCTTTTGACTTTTATTGCACCACTTATAATCCAAGGTACTGTATTAGGGTTTGGGTTTGTCCTATATTTATATGAACCGTTCTTTGGTATTTTTGGTAAACCTGCATATGAATGTCTGAATTTTCCTTTTTTTGTATAACCATAAGACATTGCTTCTTCTTGATAATCAATGTCATTGTCATATTCACATTCAGCCCAAACCAACTCTTTTGGCCATATTCTTTTTCCATTATATGTTTTTTTTAATAAAAACTGTTCTGCATAAGGTATTTCACCCAAATGCCAACCAGGTCTAAAAGCCAACGCACCTAAACTTCCACCTCTTGTTCCTTTTCCACCACTCATTACTTTTGGTCTATGGTCTTTTAATGTATAACCAACAATATTTGAACTTGATGCTAATAACCATTTTCCAATTTCTGTTTCTTTTGCATTATCATTTGCAATTATTGGTGGATATATTTTACCATCTTTTCCAAGATAAAAAACTTTGTATGCAATACCAATGTTTTTAGGTTCAACAAATTCACCATCTTGATATTTTATGTCTTCTAATTTTACAGCAAAACCAAGTTTTTCTGCTTCTTCTTGTGTTATCAGATTTTCTTTAATATTCATAATCATCAGTAATTAAGATATTTTCCGGTGTAAAATATTCATCATCATCATTATCTGTTAATACAATTTGTGAATCATTGCTTGTCTTGATGAAATCATCAAATTCATCTTTTTCTTTATTATATAATATGTTTTCAATGATTTCGCTTAATAACCTTTCACCTTTCTTTGTTCTTCCGAAAATCTCCTGTAATGTTTTGTTAAATTCGTCACATTCCATTTTTGAAAACTCCATAAGTAAGAAATTAATTCCAATTTCTTCCATGTCATATTCACAATCTTTCACCCTTTTTTCAATCAACGACCATAAAGCATAACCCAATCTCATATCCCACAATTCAGCAAGTTTGAAATCCGCTTTTGACATTATATATTTTGCTTTTTTCACGTCTTTTGGCAAACCTTTTGCAACAGCAAGTTCCAATACACCTTTTATCGTTTCCTCAACCAAAACAGGAAATACCAATGCTTGTGCATCTATTGTCACAATAGTATCACTTGAACCAATAACAACATCAACCTTTCCACCATCTACTGCTTTTTTATTATCAATTGTATCTTTTTCAATATATAATAAAATGTTATTGTAGTCAATTAATTTCTTATACAAAGATGGTAAATCAGGATTAATTTCAAAAATTTCTTTTAGATAGTTGGCAATGAAATTCATATAGTACATTGAAGCACCGGCAATTAATACATCAATCATTCTTCGTTTATAAATTTCATCCGTTAGTTTGTTCATATCGTCAATATCATCAAAACTGAAATCAACAGTTTTTTCCGGTATTAATCTTTGAGAAGATGTATCAACAGTGTCAACCAATGTTGATGTTATTTTTACAGTATCTTCTGGAATATCAAACATATCAGTAATTATTTTTATACAAAGTTGCTCAAGTGTTTGCTTGTTGTTTCTTTCATATTTCATACAATCACTCAAAACTTTTGAAAGTTCGTTTTTTAATGTGTTATGACCAACAATATCAACTTTCTCACATAATTTATCAAATGTGTCCGAAAGAAGATTCACAATAAACTTTTCCTCTTCTTCCGGTGGAAATGACGGATGTTCACCCAAAGATGTTTTTCCTTTTCTTAACGATTTTAAAATATAATCAGGTAACTTTGTCATTGTATCAAATATTATATATATTATTTGTATTTTTTAAGCAAGTCTTTTACTGTTGTGAACTCAGAGTTTTTCTTGAATTTTTTCAATCGGTTTTCCTGTAATTGTTTTTTGGTAATTAGTCTACCTTCTGCAACATTTTGTGAAACATCGTTTGAGTTAACCACAACACCAAACTTTCCTGGTTTAAGGCCACTATCTACACCTTCTTTATTTGCTTTTTCAACGGCTGTTTTTATATCACCATTAGCAGCCTTAACATCTGCTTTTACATCCACTTCATCAATCATACCATTCAATCTCTCATATTGTTCTTCTGTAATTACAAAATTTCTTCCCATTTTAAAATGTGTTTTTACAAATTATTCTAACAATAAATATAACAATAAAAAGTTAAAAAATCAAAAAAACCACCATAAGTGTTTTTATGGTGGCTTTTCATTAAATATGTGTTATTAAAGTTTCACTTTTCCAAGAATATAATCAATTAATAATGATGCATCTTCTTCACTTACTTTTCCATCAGAGTTAATATCATATTTTTTATCTGTCTTTTTGTCAATGATTGCTTGAATGAGATTCATGACATCACTAATATTAATTACGTTATCATTGTTCATATCACCAAGTTCATAGTCTGGTTTGATATTGATAATTGCTTTTTTATTGTAACTGAAATCATCTTCGGATGTTGGTTGCAACAATGAGATATTAAACCATCCATTATAATAGCCATCCCATCCCCAATTGAAATGATATTTGTCGGTAGTGGCATTATATCCGTCACATACAAAAGTATGACCACCTCTGCCTTTACTATTCCATCCACTCATAATTACAGGTAAACCTTGACATAAATTATCATATATTTTTTCCTTGAATTGTGCAAGTCCACTTCCAGATGGTGTTATTAATTTTATATCAGAACCCAACCTAAAATGAGATTTCATACTACTTGCAACAACAGATGGGGTTGCACTTGTACCGTCATATGCATAATCAGATTTAAATGAATAACCTATATATTTCAACAATGTTCCAACAGCGTTCTTTGCTTCTGCTGTCTTGAAATCTGTTTTTTTAACGAAATCAAAGTCTTTATAATCAAAAATCGTTATTGAATCCAATGATGGAATTGAAATTTGATATTTTGTGCCCTTTCTTGATGTATATGCAGATGTCTTGGTACAACCCCTTTTATATTTGTTTCCGTCCAAACCAACAAGACCAAGATATGCCATAACTTGTGCCAATGCAGTTGAATTACATCCTGTGACAACAGTTTTTTCTTTCACTGGGTCTTTTGGTAAAAGACTATTATATGGTGCTCCTTGACCCCATTTGAATGGTATTAATGGTTGAACAGTTTTCTTGACGCTATTCTCTTGAACAGTAACAGGTCTAATTGGTAATCCTGTTCTTTTCCTTGTCTTTTCAATTGTGGAAGTTTTACCTGTTTTAATTAAACAAGATTTACAATATTCATTGTCTGTTGTTTGATAAACAGTTCCACTTGTATAATATGCCAATGAGCCAACACTTGTAAGTTTATCCAACATATAACCTGTGAATGGTAAGAAAATTTTATTTCCACTTGGGCCAACAACGTCATAACCTTTTACATTATTTAAGGTTGTTTCATTTAATGTACATCTTGATATAAGTTCTTTCCATTGTTCTTCCGTTGGAATACACATTGAATCATCAGTTAAAAGTGCCTTATCATAGTTGTATTCCTTGGAAATGTTTTTACCTATGTCTTTTACCTTTGTACTTTCAGGTATATAATATTTATATGTTTCCCAAGTGAAATCCTTTTTGTTCGCCTCTGGGTCACCCCATGCATAGAAATTACCTGATTCAGTTTCCTTTGTAGCACCTAAGTTCATATTTGCCCATTTGACTGACAAACCTAAATCAACAAACTTAATACCAAGTGTCTTTTCGGATGTTTCATTAGTTGCAATCGGTCTGATGACACAACCTGTTCTCCTTTTAAGATTAACAATTGTGTTTACATTATTTTTACCAACTTTCTTACCACGTGTTTGTTGTGGTTCTGGTCCTGCATTTGAACTATGATAATAACAAAGTTTATTCACATCATGACTACCACCATCATACATACAACCTGAGAATGGTAAAAATATTTTATTTCCACTTGGCCCTGTAACATCATAACCTACCACACCATCTAATGTCTTTTGCACAAATTTGCATTTGGATTGCAATTCTTTCCATTGTTCTTCATTTGGTAAACACATTGTATTACTGAATGTATATGCTTGGTCATATTCAGTCTTTGCAATATCATTTCCAATATTCACATAACTTTCTGGAACTTTTTCCATATATTCATATGTATCCCAACTATAAACACTCTTGGTGTTTGTTTCACCCCAAGCATAAAAATCTCCACTTTCCTCTGGGGCTGTTGCGCCAATATTCATATTACCCCAATTTACACTAAGACCCAAATCAACCATTTCAATTGAATTGTTTGCAGATGTCATTGCAGCAGATGTTAATTCACTTTCATCCCTTTGGAAATCATTAATTTCAGTTGAATATGTTTCAAACCAATCCATCATACAAGGTGGCATACTGTTGTCATCAGGTATTTCGTCAAATTCACCAATAATTGGCTCTAACGAATCATCAGCAGGTGAAAGCACATATGTTTCATCTTTTTTAAATACAAAAAGATTGTCATTAATGGCTTCAACAAATTCAACTCTTTCTTCTTCGGTTGGTGTGGAATTACTGGCAACTGCTCTACGCATACCCTTTGTTTTTCCTGATACCGGAGAAGAACCACTCATTAATCTTTTCTTTGCTTCTTCAACGTTTATTTTTGCCATAAAACTTTATTTAAAAAAATTATAATAAATATATTCTTAATTATCTTGTTTTTTCAAAAAAAAATGCAGCCATTGCTGACTGCATTTGTATTTTGTTTAATTAAATACACCAAAAGGTTCATTTCTATAATGAGATGTTTGATTTTGTTTTGGCTTTTGAAGTTTTTGTTTGTTCTCTCTATCATTGAAAATTGAACGACAAATTTCATCTATTTGTTTTGAAATTCTTCTCGTTGAAAGAGTTTCATTCATTTGTGGTTGTTGCATTCCACCACCGTCTTGTGGCATCATTCCCATGTCTTGACCACCCATGTCACCACCGTCTTGTGGCATCATGTCTTGTCCACCCATGTCTTCCATTCCTTGGTTTTCACCACCGTCCATTGAGAAATCTTCATCTGCTTTAACCTTTTCAATTATCTCATTTGCATCTTCTTCTGACAAACCTTTCATTGCTTGTTTTGTTATCATACCAGCAACATACTTGTTCAAATCAACATCAGGTTGTCCATTGTCATTGTTATATTTCTGCAAAGTCTGACTTAATTTACCTGTTAACTGTTGAATATATCTCTTTGGGTCTTGTTCCTCATCCGCTTCAACACCAGCATCAAAATTTGTATCAAAATCACTTGGCATTCCACCACCGTCTTGTTGTGGCATCATTCCCATATCATCACCTTGTGGCATAAAATCACCACCCATGTCATTCCCCATATCTGGTTGCATGTCCATAGGTGGCATATCTCCCATAGGCATATCCTGTGAACCATTGTTCACTTTCAATACCTTTCTTTCAGTTATACTTTTTTTTTAATTCCGTATAATGATTTCTTTACCGCTTCACTGATTTGACTTACAAGTTTGTCGAATGGTGAACTACTACCAATGCGTTTTCCAAATGGTTCTTCACCTTGTGCTGATTCATCATCCCATTCTCTTGCACCATTGATTGCAACTTCTTTGTTTGGAGGTAATGTCATTGGTTTTTTCCTATATGCTGGGTGTTTACCCCATACATCCAATTTATCTTCTGATAATCTTCTTCTGCGATTTTCATAAAGGTCATCTTCATAATCATCACCTAAATCAGCCCAATTGTCTAAATCAAGACCAGCCAAATTATCGTTATTATATGCTTCATCATCATTTGGTTCGTCTAATTCAACTTCAAATTCATCTTCATCACCTTTATACCATTCATCATCAGTGCCATCTTCCAAATCGTCCATAGTTTCATCTTCCAAATCATCCTCAACCTCTGGGAATGGTACATCATCATCTTCATCACCGAAACCTGCTGCATCCATTGAATCAACTTCACACACAAGTTCAATGTATGGGTCTCCATCCTCAGTGTCAACATCACCAGTTCCATTAGGAACATTTTGGTCGTTTGGATAGTCATAAACAACAGATTTACCATCATTTTCATGAATTGGGTCTGTATGTGCTTTTGTTTGATTACTATCAGCACCAAGTTCATCAGTGAATGGGTCAGAAGAACCTACACTTGTTCCATGACTTGTGTCCATATAGTCCTTGTTGTCATTCCATGCAAGAACTTGTTCCTCTGTGAGTTTAAGACGAATCTTATTACCATTTTCATTAACCCTTACAACTTTACCACCAGATGGGTTTTCTGCACTGATGTTGTTTTTTGGGCCATATTTTGGTTTTTCTTTATATGTTTCGTCACCATGTCCTGAAGGTTTTTTATCAGACTGCATTTTTTCACTTGTAATTTCACCGTTTTTATCAAATGGTGTACCTGCTGTCTCATGGTTATGTTCCTCTTCCTTGAAATCTTTTTCACCTTTGGCAACACCACTATATACAAATGGTGCATTAACCTTTTTGTCGCTTGGGTTTTGTGCTGGTGCTTCTGGTAATGTGTGTTCAGATGGAACTTCACCATGTCCTTTGTCCTCTTTCAAGATTGTTGCAACATTGGCGGTAATTGTCTTGAAACGATTGATTTCTTGACGCATACTTTCTGTAATGTTGTCTTCCCAATCTGCTTTTGGTTTTGGTGCTTCAATTATTATTCTGTCTTTCTTATTAACAGTTTCATTAATTGCCATAAGTTTCAAATCAAGTGCATTTGAAGCCTTTGAATATGAACTGTATTCATTTTCTTTTCTGTTGTTGAAACCACCAATGTAATCGAAATCTTCTGCAAGAACCTCAGTGTCTTTTTGAGGTGCTTCCATTATGTAATATTTTGTGGATTCACGTATAATGCCATATGTTTTTCCATTGGCTGCTTTTCTTTTATATTCAACAACAGGCTTTTGAGAGTTTTTAGTGCTCTCATTAACACCGTAATTAATAAGGTGTTGCATTGTTGCTATTTGTTCTTCTGCTGATTTTTTCTTAATCATGATTCTAAATTTTATTAACTATAGTTATTATAATATAAATATTATGTAAAATAGGAAAAAAAACAAAATATATCAAGTCATTTTATATTATTTACAACATCTTCATTCTTCATAATTTATTTTATACTGTTCACTTTATTATATATAGTATTTATTATATCCCAAATCTTATCAAGATAACCAGTTCTTCTGAGAACTTTCCATATTATGTTATATGTTCCCATTTCACCACTTTTTTTAAGTGATTCTTTTCTTTGTTTAACCAACTTGTCAAATAGTTTTTTGACTTTTGTACTTAATACTTCCAATTTGTGATTATCTTTTTCTTTTTTTAGTTTTTCCTCAACATCATCCACAAACGTTATGTATTTTGCAGAAATCCTCTTTATATAGTCCTCATTTAATTCGGAATTTTGAAAATCACCCGGCTCAACAAGCCACTTATTACTATTCAATGAGTATATCCCTGTATTGTGATTCTTCTTGTTTGCATCTTCAACGTATATTTCAACAGGAAAACCGTAAATTTTCAATCCATCATGTTCCTGTAACCAAAGTTGTTTTTTTGTGTCGAAATAATCTTCAACAAATTCCGTCTTTTTCCAAACTTTATCATACTCAATCAATATATGTAAATCAACATCAGAATATTTAGACCAATTGTAATTGGCAATTGAACCTGTAAGAACAATGTCTTTTGGCTTAACCCAATTTATATTTAATGAATCATAAAATTCGTCCGCTAAATCCAATAGTTTTAACCTAACCCTTGAATTTATCTTATTGTTAATCCAAAATCTTGGGTTTAATCTGTCATGAACCTCAAATGATTTGAGATTAATATCATCTGCATCAACCTCATTCAATTGATTTTCAAAACACATGTCAACCATGCTTGCATTTTGCATTATTCCTTGTTCAACTTGCACTTTTTTTTCCTTCATTTCATAAAAATAGTTAAAAAATGACTTTTCATCAAAAATAAATATCAAAAAATTTGGTAGATTGAAAAATTATATATATCTTTGCAGCGTCTAATCAAAAAATAATTGAAAATATCAATAATGATGGTTTTGAAAAAGTTTTAAATATGTGTTGTCAAAAAATGTTTAATCAAAATAATATTACAGAGTAAAATGGCAAAAACAAACAATCAGACAAACGAGGAAATTGAGCAAATTAAAGCGCAAATGCGTGAGTTGATGAACGTGGTTACACCAAAACACTTGTATGATTATCTTAATCAACATGTGATTGGTCAAGAAGAGGCCAAAAAACTAATTTCCGTGGCCGTATATAACCACTATAAACGATTCATAGATAATATCTATGGTTATACAAAAGATGTTGAAAATAATCCTTATAAAGATGTAACCATTGAAAAATCAAATGTGATATGTGCTGGCCCAAGCGGTTGTGGAAAAACATTCATGCTTAGAATGCTTGCAAAATATCTTAATATACCTTTTTATATTAGTGATGCAAGTGGACTAACACAGGCTGGATACGTTGGTGACGATGTGGAAAACTGTGTTCTTGGCGCATTACGTGATTGTAATTTTAACGTGCAAGCAGCACAACATGCAATCATAGTACTTGATGAGTTTGATAAACTCTCACGAAAAGGTGAAAATGTGTCAATTACACGTGATGTTGGTGGTGAAGGTGTTCAACAGTCACTTCTCAAACTCGTTGAAGGTCACAAAGTACAAGTTCCACCAAATGGTGGAAGAAAACATCCGGAACAAGAATGCATAGAAGTTGATACAACCAATATATTGTTCTTTGGCATTGGAGCATTTGAAGGTCTTGACAGAATTATCGAAAACCGTAAGAATAAAAAAACTTTGGGGTTTGATGCTATTAAAAAAGAACAGGAAGAAACCGTTGAAGAAGATTATCTTTCAGATATTACAACGGAAGACCTCAAAAAGTTTGGTCTGATTCCTGAACTTATTGGTCGTTTTCCATTGGTTACACATGTAAAACCATTAACTGAGGAACAACTTTATCAAATTCTTGTTGAACCAAAAAATTCAATTATCAAACAATATCAGAAAATGATGTGGATTGATAACATTGATTTGACTTTTGATGAGGATGCACTAAGACTTATTGCTAAAAATGCAAGTGAGAAAAAAACTGGTGCAAGAGCATTAAGAGGTGTGTTGGATAAAGTACTTGCAGACCTTATGTTTGACTATGGTGGGTATAATGAAGAAAAGGTAAATTTAAATATAACTAAAGACATGGTTATTAAATACCTTGAATCTTATACAAAGACAAAAAATGCAGCATAAACAATAAAAAAAAGCAACTTTTGACTACAAAGTTGATTGCCCAACTCAATAGCGGTCTCTAACTTTCGGTCAGTTGCTTTCTTTGTTTATAAATATCTAATAAATCTTGAATATTTTCAAAAACTTAACTATATTTAACGTAAAAATAATCATAAAATAATGTAACATATTATGGGTAAAATACTTACAATGAAAGATTCAATTAGTGTTGGGAAACATAAAAAAAAGCCAATATCTGAAATTGTCAATATAAAGGGTGAAATCTTTAAATATATTAAGGAAGGTTATCAATTTGATGATGAAGTGTTGGAAATGGCACACATAAACAAAACAAAAAGAGATGAAAAAGTTATGATTGAATTTGTTAATCATAAAAAGAAAAAAGAAAAGGAATATCCAAAAGAAACTGAAAGTGTTAAAAGCATACTTAAAACAATTAACACAATTGATTCACAAAATATTAGTGAAAAATCATTCTATACACAAAATGAGGATGATGTTGAAATAAATTTAAATGAGGAAGAATAATGATATTGGGTTTTTGTGGAAGAAAACGTTCTGGTAAAACAACACTTGCCAAATTTATGCAAGAAGAATATAATGCAATAATCATAACAATCGCTGATTATCTCAAAAATCTATGTTGTGACTTAATTAATTGTACCTATGAAGAATTAAATGAAAAAAAAGATAATGGTTATACATTTGATGTTGTACCTGATGATACATGGTATGAAATTATTAATAAAAAAACAAACATAGAAATAGAAAACATAAAAAAAGAACTTGATGGTAAACATATAACTAATATAAGACAATTACTACAAGTTATAGGTACAGATGTTATTAGAAAATATGACGAAGATTGGCACGTCAAACAAATGATTAAAGAAATTGAGAGTTATTCAGAAACAAAACTTATTGTTATTGATGATGTCAGATTCCCAAATGAACGAGAAGCCATTTTAGAACGCTCTGGTGAGGTTTTCTTTATTGTTAGACCAAATGTATCAGAAGTGTCAAATCATTCGTCTGAAACGGCTTTAAAGTGGCAAAATTTTGATGAAAATCATGTTATTATAAATGATAACATCCCACTTGAAAACTTTATAATGCAATTTAAACTACATTATGCTAATAATTTTGATGTGTTTGTTCGAAAATCAATATTCCTATATGAAAATAAAGACTATTTACCTTGTTCAAATTTTGGATATAATTGTGATAAAAATGATGATTTCTTAAATTCAATATTAGACCAAATAAAACAAGATAAACTGTTTTTTGATTATGGAATCATAAGATACATAACAAATTCAAAAAAATATGCCAAAAGATATACACAAGAGGTTGATGATAAAATTAAATATACACAATTATATTGCAATCAATTCATAACATGTAATCCGTTAATTGTTGAAAATCTAAAAATATATTTTTAATTAGAAACAAAAATATCACAAATGTATCATATATTTGCAAACGTGAGAATATTTATATGTGTGTAATTTAATTAATATAATATGAATAAGAAAATTATAAGACTAACAGAACAAGACCTTCATAGAATCATAAATGAATCTGTGAATAGAATATTGAATGAAAGTTCTGACATTGATGATGTAGTTAATACTATACTTAATGACCAAGAACTTTTAAATAAGGCTATAACGGCTTTAAGTCCACGTTTTGTAATGTTCCCTAACGGAACACAAAACCAACAAAACAAATGGAGAATGGATGATTTCATAAGTCAAACACCTGAAATTTTTAAAGGTATAATGTCTATACCAAAAAGGAAAAAAATTGTTAGTAAACTCTTTATGATACTTAGTGAAAGATATCCAAATTATTTTTAAATAAAAAAAAATGCAGTCTTAATAAGGCTGCATTTAAAATTTGGGAACTATATACCTGTTGTCCCCGAATAGGTCTTTAGTATAAATATACAATAAGTTTCAAAAAAATGTCACCCAAATTGTTATTGGATGGCATTTTTCTTTTTTTGTACTATTTATATTTAAGAATAATAAAATATTACAAGATAAGTATATGAGACGAACAATTAGATTAAGGGAAAGTGAACTCAGAAGAATGATTTCTGAATCAGTTAGAAGTACTTTAAATGAACAGAGTTATTACGATGATAAAGACAGATATTCTAATAGTTACAGGGAATGTATACGCCTATTAGAGAAGGCACAGTCTGCAATTATAACAGATTATAGTCAAGACTATGGTTATGATAAAAATGACCCATACTATCAAGATTTAGATAATAGACAATGGTCTATAATACAGGCAATAGACAATGCCATTAATAAATGCAAAGAAGTGGCTCTTAATGGAAGGGGTGGAACTTTTGATGCTGAGAATGGATATTTAACTCCGGGATATTAAGCAACCACCTATCTGACTCAGTGGTGCTTGCCACAATGGGGGCAAACTACATCGTCACCCCACCGTGCTTCGATAAGAGCATTCTTACAAATTTCCTCGTTATGGAAGTAGTTGATAACTGAAATGATGGACTTGAAGTTATTGAAATTAATCATAGGATTTTTGCTTATTATTCTTTGTCTTAATGGTAATGCAAAGATAAGCAAAAGTCCAGAGAAAAACGAATATTTTGGGAAAAATCTTTAAGTTTCTAGCATAGTTTAACTATTCATATATACTTTGTATATATGGTGTTAAAAAGTGATAGTAAAAAATAGATACAAAAAAATTGTCAAATCTCATAGACTTGACAATTTTCATAAATATGCGTATATTTATACTATAGAGTTAATCGGGGACAACAGGTATATAATTCCCTATTAATAAATAGTTTTTATATACTAAAAAAATGTGGTACAAACATTTGGATGTACCACATAAATTTCGTTTGATTAATACTAAGAATCACCCTTTTTTCCAATTACCAATGTTGTACCTTCCATTTCTAATGTTGGAAGTTCATTTTCAACATTAATAATATAGTTTCTGTTTTCATCTATTTTATCCCTATTTTCATTGATTTGACTTTGTTGTTGTGAATCACCTTCAAAATTTTCATTCAAACGTCTGATTGTTTCATCTATCTGTGATTGCTGATTAATATCAAGTGTGTCATTTCTTTCGATTGCATCCCTATTAGCATCAATCTGAGACTGTTGCTCTACATCAAGTGCATCATTAGCATCTAATTGCTCTTGTTGTTGTCTATCAAGTTCAGCATTTCTTTCGATTGCTTCTCTGTTAGCATCAATCTGAGATTGTTGGTCATCGTCACGCCTGTTATTTTCTTCGATTGCTTGTGCATTTTCATCTATTTTTGCATCTTGCTCGTTATCTTTTTCAGCATTACCACCACCACTACTCTTTGGAATGTAACCAACATCACTTGTATAATCCCAACTATTTTTGTCTTGCTCAACATCTGAATATAATAAGTTCATAGATACCTCTTTTTTTTTTAGTAAAGTTTATTATATGGTTACTACCAATTATATGTTAATATAGTCTTGAAGAAACCAGCAAATGAAATTTACGTGATTCGGACATTAACACATTATGTAGTTGTATAAACATTGTTCTCACCAATTCCTTGGCTTGCATCAACATCATAATAAGCCATATAAGTTCTCTTAATAAGTGCTATTTCTTGTTTCAAATCCGCAATTTCATTTCTCAATAAAGCATTTTCTTCCGTTAACGCTACAATTCGTGAATTTAAATCATTCAAACTCGCTGCAACGACCTTTTCAGAAACCTTTAACGCTTCTACATCATCATTTACTGCCTCAATGTTATCACTTAAAACTCCATAGATTTCCTGTGCTTCCTCAAAACTACACCCTAAAATATATGTGTTACCATTAGGTAATGTGAGATTTTCTAACCTAAGTTCATTCTCACCAAGTACTACTGTTTCTAACTCTTCTGGCATAGTTTTAATATTTTTTATTTTTTATTAATGCAAAGCATCCTATCCTAAAAATAGGACACTCTGCATTTTATTTTCAAAATTTAAGCACTGGATTAAGGTTCTTGACTTTGTGCTGGACAGTTTGGAATACCGTTGAAAATAAGAGTTGTACCACTAATGCTATAGCACATTCCACCAACAGTATCAGCAAGTGCATCTAATGCAGTATCAAGTTTCTGCATGTTATCCATTACAGAAGTTGCAGCACTTGCACCACTTCCACCATAGTTAGTGGTTGGAGTAAATGAACGAGTTTCGCTACCAGAAGCCTTTGTCAAACCAACAGCAGTGTCAATTGCAGTTTCAGCATTCTGAGCACGTGTAATTTCGTTAGCAAGACCTTGTGCAGAAGCAATGTCGCTTTCAGTGACAGTATATGTCATACCACCATTAGCATTCGCAGCACCGGAAACAGTTACATGTGTATTTGCTTGTGCGTGTTCAACAACGCTATGTGCAGAACTTGCAGCAGACTTGGCAGCATCAACTTGATGTTCCAATTTAGCGATAGCACCCTTAACATCGTCAGTAGCAGCAACGGCTTCACTACCAGCAGCAGGAGCATTACCCTTTGCATAACCTGTCAAAACAGCATCAGAAACGTTTGCACGTGTCTTAACAGCAACAACACCATCAGTTTCCTCAATTGCAGCAACATATTGACCTGCAACAGCAGTATCAGTTGTGACATCAAGAGCAGCAACCTTTGCATCAATTGCGTCTTGAACACCTGCAAGTTTAACACCATTAGCACCTACGGTAAGGAAACTTTCACTTGTTGAATCAATCTTAACGTTGAGTGATTTGTTTTCGCCACTTTCACTACCAAACTCAATACCATTACCAAGTTTAGCACTTACTTCACCATTTTGAGAAACGGAAAGACCATCTTTAAATTCAGACTCTGTAAGGAATGAACCAATAGGAACTGCAACGAGTGTATAAACACCACTACCGTTGATATACTCAATGAGAAGAGCATCAGCACCACTACCATCAGTAATAACACCAGTACTTGAATCTGCGGTTGCACCAACGTGACCAAGTTGTGCTGTAACGAATGCATTGTCTTTTGGAACAACAATTGTTGAAGAACCAGTTACGTCTCCCCAAGAGCCTGTACCAACCTGTTCTTGAATTTTATATTCAGCAAGACTTGTACTGGCTGGGTCAGCAACTTCTACAATTTTATAACTCTTTGCTTCACCACCAACGGCAGCAATTTTGCCGTTCAATTCCAAGAGAACTTCTTCAACATCATCACCTACAAAGGCTTTACCATCTTCTGTTTGGTCAACATGTCCACCATTGGCAACGCTTACGTTTGCAGCAGGAACAGTACCAACGGCAAGACTACCTGTAGACTTTACGATGGTAGTACCATCCACATTGACATCAAGTTCATACTGATAATCAGCATCTTCATCAACACCATTAGTGTATGCTTCACCTGTTACCTGATTTATTGGTGCAGAAACTGACATTACACCGCCTTCTTTTGCGGTTAATACGGTTTTTGCTAGTGGGGTTGCACTACCAGTACCGAATTGAATTTTCTTTAAAACAGCCATTTTAATTTAATTTTAAGTTTTATTATTAATTGTTTTAATTTGTATATCATTTATAAATATTCCATAGTTTAAGAAAAACAGAAACTTTATGAAGAAAAATACAAAAAAATTGGAAAAATAAAAAATGCGGTCTTATTCTGACCGCAATATCTTAAAATTCATCTTTCATATCTTGTAAAAAATTATATAATTCCTGGCATTTTGAAATTATTTTCTGAACCGCAATATTTTGTTTCTTTTGTCTACCATTAGGCATTTTATCTATAAACATTGGATTTAGATTTTCAAAATGTCCATTATATTTTAAATATGTTATTTCATTATGCAATTTATCAGTTATTGATTTAATAACACTATTTACAATTTCCTTGTTGTGTTCATAAAACTCTCTATCCTTATCTCTTACTTGCATATACTTTGGCATATGTGGATTTTTGATAAAATGTTTTAATTCTGTTTCAACAATTCTATAAAGGTCATTTTCATTTAATTTAATTCTTTGTCTCATATTTGTATATATGTTTTATATCTTATTTACTGATAAAATACCGAATTTTATTTTTTTCTTATACCAGTCATCTGCTACTTGTCTGAGAAATCTCTTTCTGTCATCATCATCTTTAATTCTGTCATGAAACTTGTCATCAAGTAATCTCACTAACTTTGGACCATCAAATTCTCCTAATTCGACACCGTTTTTTACCATGACAGTAACACCCTTTATTTTTGGATAACCATTTTCTGGATTAACAGTGACAATTTCTTTGCGTTTAAAATTATCATCAAGAAACTTTTCAACCTCAACAACTTGTTCAGCCTTTGGGTAAAACGCACTTTCAAAGATTTTACCCAAAAGCCTTTCTTGTTTGTCTTCGTCTATTATTATTGTTCGTTTCATCAGTATATTTTTATTGTGATTTAACGTCCCATCAACACGTCATTAATTGTTTCTTTTATAATTCTGTCAATGGATTCTTTTTTCAAATCAAAATTTCTGCCGCTGGCTGTACGGTATTGACCTGTACGTTTGTTTTTAGAACCGGAAAAACTATATGGCCCTTTTTCCCAATCTTTATCACTATCCTTCTCCAAATCAAATTCTCTCGCTTCATTTATTGCGGATATAATCATTCTTTTGAGTTCTGATTCTGTCAATTTTATTGTTTGTTTCATATTCTTGTGTTTTAATAATAATATTCTGTAAATAAATATTAATAATTTTCATAAAAAATTGTTATTTCAACTCTTCCATTGTAAAAATATGTCCTTCTTCAATATTATTATCAATTACAAAATCAGTTATCTTATCTTCTATCATGACTTGCAACTCTCTGATTATAGGTCTTGCACCCATGTTTTTCTTTTTTATTACATTATTATATATATTATTAAACAACTCTGTATTTTCAACATTTTGTTCAATATCATAACCGATTAAGTTTAATCTCTTTCTTATTTTGTCAATTTCCAATTTAATAATATTTTTGATATTGTCATCTGTCAGTTTATTAAAATATACAATTCTGTCAATTCTGTTAATAAATTCCGGTTTGAATTTCCTTTTCAGTTCTTTTTCTATTATTTCCTTTTTCAAATCATCTTCATTTATTGTTGCAAAACCTATTCCATTTCCTCTTTCATCAACTTCTTTTGCACCAATGTTACTTGTCATGAATACAATAACATTTCTAAAATCAACATTTATACCTTTATTATCAGTCAATCTACCTTCATCAAATAATGATAGGAAAGTATTATGTACTTCTTCATTTGCTTTTTCGATTTCATCTAATAACAAAACACAATGTTTATTCTTTTTAATTGCTTCTGTTAGTATTCCACCTTGGTCAAAACCAATATATCCAGGACTACTACCCAATATTTTGTTTACACTTGTTTTATCCGCATATTCTGCCATGTCAAGTCTTACCATTTTCTTTTCATCACCAAACACTTCTTTTGCAATTATCTTTGCGAGATATGATTTACCAACACCAGTACTACCGGCCATTAAGAACACAACAGGTTTGTTTGGGTTGTTTATTCCTATTCGTTGACGTTTTATTGCTTTACAAACAGAATCAACAGCCTCATCTTGTCCAATTACAATATTCTTAACCCTTTCATTTAAGTTTTTCAATTTTTCTTTATCATCAATAGTTAAATCTGTTATCGGAATTTTTGTTTTCTCTGAAATTGTTTCTTTTATTTCATTTGATGTTATTACAAAAGGTTGTTTTTCCAAATTATGTGATTTTATTGCAAAATCCAAAATAGATTGGAGATTTATTTCTTCTTTTACCAATTCATCAAGTTTTTTATAATCTTTTTCAGATGATGATAATTTTAATTTTTCTTTTTCTGCTCTTATCTCAAATAGTTTTTGTCTTGCAACCTTTATATTTTGATTTTCGGTATCAATTAAACTCATTTTGGCACCTGCCTTATCCAAAATATCAATTGCTGAGTCTGGTAACTTTCTTTCAGAAATGTATCTTTTACAAAACTTTATACAAGTATCAAACACACTTTCATCATATTTTACATTATGGAAATATTCCAACTTTTCCGCATGATGTTTCAATATTTCCAACGATTGTTCATTATTTGGCTCTTCCAATGTTATTTTTTCAAAAAATCTTTCCCATTCAGGATAATCACCAATTTCCTTATTGTAACCCTTTTCAGAACATGTACATATTAACATTATACTTTTTTCTTTCATTACGGCTTCAATAAAGGTTTCAACATCAGACTCATTGAATTTACTATTAATAACAGAATGTACTGAATCTATAAAGAATATATAATTTCCTTTTTGTGTGGCATCATTCATTATTGCTTTGAACTTACTTTCAAATGCACCTCTCATTCCTGTGTTTGCAAATAAAGCATTAATATCAACTTCTAACAAGATTTTATTTGAAAAATTTTTCGGTACATCGCCATTTACTATTCTATTTGCAATATTTCTTACTGTTTCAGTTTTTCCAACACCACTATCTCCGGTTATTATTACATTATTCTTATTTCTTTTTGATAACACATTGAAAATTTCATCATATATTTTTTCATTACCATAAACATTGTCTATTTGTTTGTTCTTTGCTTTTTCATTAAGATTAACAAAAGTTCTCTCACACTCACCAATGTTATTTGATTTTGCCATCTGCTGAAAAGCAGCAACAATAACATCATTACCTTCTCCTATTACAATTGTATGTGGTTGGGAAAGTGATGAATCTTGTTCCTTTTTTGGCTTTTTAACATGTTTTACCGGTTTTTCATTAATAAAATTCTCATCATTTTTCCTTTTTTCTTCTTCATTTAAGACTTTTGTTTCTTCAATTACCTGTGTACTAATCTGATTTGCAGTAACACCAAGACTTCTGAAATATCTGTTTATGTTACCATTATTGTTTATTACACTTAAAAGAACATGACCACTATTAATTGTCTTAGATTTTTGTCCTACTGCAAGCAAATTTGCATCTTTGATACTTTTATCAAAGATTTCATCATATTCCTTAGTTCCACCAAAACTTTTCGCATTCTGTGATAACCACTGATAAAAATAAACCTTTGCTTCTACCATGCTGTCATAAAGCATAATTTTTGACAAAACCTTATTGCCAATTGATTCCTCATTTTCCAAAACGGAAATAATAAAATATTCAGTACTTATCTTATCACAATCATATTCCTTTAAAATTGTGTTTTGTATGTAATCAAATGTTTGTTTTAATTCGTTTGTAAATTTTTTTTCTGCCATTTAATAAAAAAGCAACAAAATAGTATATTATAATAATAATTATAAAACTCTTTTAAGTCAAAAAGAACTGTTAATATTTTGTTGAATACATTTTTTGTATTATATTTGCACATAATGAATAATTTTTAAAACTATACTAAATGATAATTTATAATCGTTATGTAAATCAGGAAGACCATGTGTGGTATGATAGTTCCAACATTGCATATAGCAAATGTTATGACAATCAAAGTAGTCCTACAAGAACTGTTAAAATCGTTTTTAAACAAGGTAGAACATATGTTTACCGTAATGTTGATGCAAATGATTATGTTCGTTTTAAAATGGCTGAATCAACAGGAAAAGCATTCAATGAACTTATCAAAAAGTATGATGCAGTAAGAATTGCTGACACTAACATGGATAAACTCAATGAACTACAAGAGAACTTTAAAAATGAACTAAAAGAAAATGATGAACAAAAATTAGGTGATTTGGTTTATCATATCAAAGTTATTGAAGAAACAGGTGAATTTATTATTGTTCTTGGTGATAAAGTGTTATTTAGAGGTATTGAAGGACAATTCTCAATACTTAATCTATTCACATCGTTAAATATAAAACATATTTTGGAAACTGTTGATGAATTACCAAATGACAGTGATGAAAATTTAGATGAAATAAAAGTATAAAAAAAGTGTTTTATTGATTACTATGAGTAAAATTGAAAAATTTGCACAAGAATTAGCACGTTTTATCTGTTATCCAGCAGACGGTATTGAAATTGGTGGGGCTTCTTCTCAACTTATTGAGATTATCAGAACACAAACAAAAGGCAATGATAGGTTGAGGGGAAAAGTACATGAATGGCTTGACTTTTATATCAAAGATGGTTCAACAAAAATTTCAGAATATAAGGACAATATACAATTAGCATTTGACGATTACGATAAGTTTTTTTATGACTAAATATTATATATGAAAAAGGAAATGAAAATACTTGATTTACCGCTTAAAAAAGAGTGGTACAATATGATTGAAAGCGGTATCAAAAAAGAGGAATACAGAGAGATTAAACCCTATTGGTGCAAAAGATTCATCGGTGAGGACGAACCAGTAGTTGTAGTACATTATTCCACTGAAGGCTGTAACGTGTTTGATTATACCCACATCCGTTTCAGATATGGCTATACCAAGCGAACAATGTTGTTTGAACTGAAAGGTATTACGATTGGAAAGGGAAATACAGAATGGGGAGCACCAGAAGATAAGGAAGTGTTTATATTGAAATTAGGTGATAGAATTGTATAAATCATGGATAATTACGATAAAGAATTTTTAAATATATTTAATGAATGTTACCCTTTTGAAAGGTATATATTCAAAGAACCAAAATCTCTTGGCATGACATTTGATGATATGCTTTTAACGGAAATTTTTGTTCCTTATACTGAAATAAAACCAGTAACCAACGAAAATGGTTCATTTCTTTTCTATACATCCATACCATACCATGAAGTCTATGTTAAAGTAGTGGGAAATGCAGGTGAAATGAGAATAGGATATATTGATTTTGAAGAACATATCAGAGAAATGATAAGAGGTAATTTTATTGAAGACTTTGGTGAGTATGAATATGAAGGTCTGTATGTTGACCATGAGGATGAAGGTGATGATAACGCATCCTTAATAGCGGTATTAAAAAAACAGAAGGCTTTAATAGAAGAAAAATATGGCGAATATCATATCAAAACATCATTAAGAGATAATCTTATAAATGAATAAAATATGCCAAGTATATATCAACATTATTTAGATAATTATTCTAATGGAAAATTACCACGTACTACATTAGATGATTTAGTAGATGAATTAGAAAAAATAAATCAAGAAAAGAAATATAAAATTGTTATGAGCAAAATTGTAAAATGTGAAATGGCAACAACGTGGAAAAGAGCGTTGAATGCTGCAAGACAAACTGTTGGTAAAAAAGAACTTGATAAAGAACCGTCAAAGAAATGGTGGGCCTCTGTTTTATTGGCTGAACATTCGCCAATTAGACTTGTTGAATATGATTTCAAATGGGAAGATATAAAGATGTGGGTCACTACGCATCTAGTGAGACATCATGAGGGTTGTGAGAAATTTGTCCATACACAACGTGAAGATAGAAGAGATATTGGTTGTTCAAGAGATGAATTACCACAAGGAAGCCTTAATGATATGATGATGACTTGTAATGCACAGTCACTTATAAACATATCAAGGAAAAGACTATGTACTTGTGCAAGCAAGGAAACAAGAGAAGCATGGCAACAAGTAAAGGCTGCTATTAGAGAGATTGACCCTGTAATGGCAGACAAGATGGTTCCTGAATGCCAATATAGAGGATTTTGTCCTGAAATGGATTGTTGTGGATATGTCAATAGCAAGAAATATCAAGAGGAAAGAGAAAAATACTTGAAAAGGGATTATGAAGGACTGTGTGGTGAAGATTGAAGAAAGATTTGAAAAACAAGATAAAGAATATATAAAAAAATTAAATTATGAATAAAAGAGTTGAATATTATGTATCTTGTAAGAAAGATAGTAAAGATTTTAAATGTTGGATTAAAAGAAAATATAAAAGAGTTGAAGCCCCAATATGGGAAAAATTAAATCTAAAGGAAGACAATATTGATGAAATTATAAAAACACATCAATATACTTGTGAAACTTGGCCTGATAATGATGATTATCATGTGCCTGTCACTTACAATGTAGTTATTAAAAAAGTAACATCAGAAATTATTTAATTATGAAAGAAATTATTTATTTTGAAATTAATAATTGGTTTGCAGGAAGAGATTATCCTGCTGATGAAATTTTTTCTAAATGGATTAATAATTACACATTTAGAAATAATGAATACTGTAAAGAAAATAAACTTTGTGTAATGTGTGGCGCAATTGATATGTCCATGAACTATTGCGTGGCAGCACCAAAATCTTGGGTATTGGAAAATTGTCCAGATTTATTGTCAGATAAAGAGTTCACATATCAAATAGCAACATATAATTTTAAAGACGATAAACAAGAAATAAAAACTTTCACTAAAAAATATTCGGATTTTTTATGTTATCCTGATGAAGATGGAGAAGTATGTGGACATATTGCAGATGATTGGTATTTTCCAGAATATAAAGAAGAAAATTTTGGAGTAACATGGAATAATAGTTGGTGGGGTGATGATAATGAAGAAGATAATGAAGATTAATTTATGAGAACATATGATATTTTTGAATCACGTGCGGATGTATGTTATTTCTTAGATGAATTGGAAGAACAAGGTGTTTTACCTGCAACTATTCATATTACAGAATTTAATGATAAATTTACTGTTTTTTATAAAAAGAAATCAACAAGAACAAATCTATGAAATCAGAATTAAATAATTATAATATTGAACTAAAATATAATGGAATAATTGATTTTTGTTGATTATGATAGATGATATAGATTTAGAACAATATAAAATATATAAAGAATATTATGAAAATATTCAAAAGGAAATGCTGAAATTATGTGGAATACCAAAAGATTTATATGAAAAAAGAAAAAAATAAATTATGGCAAGAAAGATTAAATTAGATTTTGTACCAAGTGAATATCAACAAAAGATATTTGATTGGGTTCAACATGGTGTTGGAAACGCTGTTGTACAAGCATTTGCCGGTTCTGCAAAAACCACAACTGCTGTTGCATCAATGAAATTTATACCAAAAGACCAAAAATGTCTATTCATTGCTTTTAATAAATCAATTGCTGATGAATTAAATGAGAAATTAAAAGGAAGAACTAATTGTTCGGCACGTACAACACATAGTCTTGGTTTTCTGATGTTGAAAAGAAATTTTGGTTCTAATATTGATGTTGATGAATACAAATACAGAAATTACGTTAAAAAAAATATATTGGAACTTACAACAACAAAAGGTGAGATAAAAACGAGAAAACAAGTGTTGGAATATATTGACACAATCACCATGTTAATTGACTATGCACGTTTTAATCTCGCACAAACAGAAAAGGAAATAAACAATGTTGCTGACAAATATAATATACCGGTTTCTTTTGATGAATGTGTAGTAACACAGAAATGTCTTGAATGGGGTAAAGAACATACAGAACTCGTTGATTACACCGATATGATTTGGCTTCCTGTTGAATTATCACTTAAACCAATTGGTTTAACATATGATTGGGTGTTCTATGATGAAATACAAGATGCTTCTTTATGTTCAATCCAACTATTTCTTAAATGTATTAAAAGAGGTGGAAGATTTTATGGTACAGGAGACAAAAACCAAATGGTATACACCTTTGCCGGGTCAAGTGAAGAAGCATTTGACAGAATAAAAAATCTACCAAACACAACACTTTTTGAACTCCCAATATCATACCGTTGTGCTAAAAACATTGTTGATTTTGCAAATGCATTTGTTCCTGACATGTATGCACGTGATAATGCACCTGATGGAATTGTTGCTGATGGATGTCATATAAATGAAATAAAAGAAGGTGATATGGTGTTATGTCGTTCAAGAGCACCACTTATGTTTTTATATAACAAACTGATACGTAAAAACGTAAATTGTTATATAAAAGGACAAGATATTGGAACTAATCTTATAAATGAACTTGAAAGTGTCAATACTGAAATACTTGGCAGAAATCTATTGAACGATGGCGTATTTGTCAGATTGTTTGATAAACTGTTTACTGAAAGAAATAAACTAATGACAACCAGAGGTCTTGATTTTGACGATGCTACTTTATCTTCATACATTATGGAAAAATATGATGCATTAAACGCATTGCTCATTATGTCAGAACGTTGTGGTAATAAACAAGACCTAATAAATCATATAAGAGAAATATTTAAGGAAGACTCAAATGGTGTATGTCTGTCAACAATTCATAAGGCAAAAGGATTGGAAGCAAATAATGTTTATATTCTATGTAATTCATCAATGCCATCAAGACTGGCCGTTAAGGAATGGGAAAAAATACAAGAAAAAAATCTAATGTATGTAGCATACACAAGACCAAAAAATAAATTGGGTTTTATAACAGAAAAAGAAATTAAACCAACAGGTGCATTACAAGACCCAATGCTTATATTAAATGAAATGGTCTATATTGAAAGTTGTGTATGCAAAGTCTTGAATAAAACACCAATGGATAGAATAACAAATGCAGAGGTGTTAAAAATGAAATTGAAATACATGACAAACGTTGAAGATGACATGCATAAAAATGACAATACAATTGAAATAAATGATACACCCAACAATACAAAAAACAACGAAGATTTATTATCTGACTTGGAAAAACTGATTTAGTCTGATTTTTTGTTTTTTCCTTGTCTTTTATCTAATATGTCTTTAACAACAACATATTGTTTTGATAATTCAATCATTGTTTCATTTAATGCGTCAATTATCTCTGCATGTTGACGCATTTCTTGTTGTTTTTCAACAAACTCCTTTTCCAAACGTTCACATTCCTCTTTTAACTGAGAATTTGATGCAAGTTTCCAATTAAAATCATTGTCCATATTATTCAACTATTCCCATTATTAATGTAGGTGACGTATTAACAGAAGTTACAACAACAGGCCCACCAGCACTCATACCACTACCAACACTGTTTAATGAACCCGGTTCTATAACACATGTTATACGTGCATTATCTTTTAATTCTTTTATAAGTTCTTCACAGAAAATCCTTATGAACTTATTGTTTGTGTTAGGTAGACCACAATCGTTAACCCCAGTTTCTATTCCCGCTTCCGGCATACGTTTTATTATTGATGATGATGAAACTATCGCAGATAAACCAGGACGTTGATATACCTCACATAACAACAGTAATGGCGGTATATCACCCAATGGCGGTCTTACATTAGAAAATGCCATATTGATTGCATCTGCAATTTTATTTATCCAACCCATATCTTATAAAGTTAATATAAAAAGCATTTTTTATCAAAAAATGTTGGTTTATTTCTATATATAGATAGATTTTACATTTTTTAACACTAAAAATTTGTATAATTAAAATATTATACCTAATTTTGCAACAAGAAAAATTAATTAAAATTTAAAAATATGAAACTAACAGCAAAAATTTTAGAGGACTTGTTTGTTAAATGCAACAAAGATTTTTTTAACAGTGAATTGGTTAAACCAAAGTTTGGAACTTATATTGGTAATAACACAATGGGTATTTTCAGTGTTATAACATCAAAAAAAACAAATAAACAAACACTAAAAATTTCAATTGCAAAAAATTTTGAACTAACAGAAGATGAATTAAGAGATATTTTGGTACATGAAATGATACATGAATATGTCTTTCTAAAAAAAGGTGTAAATGAAGGACATAAAAAAATGTTTGTTGAAAAAATGAATGAGTTAAACGAAAAATATGGTTTAGATATTAGGAAAAATTCTAAACACATATACAAAAAACAGAAAAATGCCAGTTTCTTTAAAAAAATAATTAATGCACTATTCTAAAATAGTGCATTAACTTTATCTATATATTCTATTCATTGCTGCACTACCTTTTGTTGTAGCACCACCTTTTCTGCTACCTAACATTTGGAAAAGTTGACCAACTGTTGTTTTGTTTGAAATTTCCCCATTTTGAACCATTTGTCTAAGTGGTTGAATAATTTCATCAGCATTATCAATCACACCCTGTGTTTGATAGTTTGTCTTTGCTGCATTCCATCTTTTACCCAAGTTCATACCACCATTAAAACTCCTGTCATATTGGTTAGCAATATTTTGAGAACCTTGGTCTCCTTTACCAAAGAATGCTTTAGCACCTTGTTTGAATTGATTCCATCTTCCTTCTTCCATTGCTTCATTAATTGATTCCTGAATCATATAACGAAGTTCACCTTCTGTAAGTCTTATTGTTTGTCTCATATTCTTATTTCGTTTTAAAAATTAATATTCTTAAAAATAAATATCTGTTATTTTCAAAAAAATCTTATTTAAGCAATGAATAATGATATTTATATATGTAATAATGTATAAAAATAAGGATTAAATGGCAGAATGGATTGACAAAGAAGTACCAAAACCAAAAGAACCTTATAAACAAAATTTACCTATCAAACCAAACTATAATGATTATGGTTTTGATTCAAGTGTAATTTCATATTCCTTACCGGAAGAACACAGAGATTTCAGAAAAAAAATTCAAAATGAAATCATAATGGAGGAAATAAGGACACAAAATGTTTTGGGAAAACATGTTTCTGAGGAAATAAACAGAAACATATCAAACACAAACACACGTGCAACTGAAATTAAAAACCATGTGGCAACAAAGGCTGATTATGTAATCAATACATTACAACCAAAAATTGAAACAGTCAAACAAAAAGTTGATACTGTTGAACAAAAAGTTGAAGAAAATAAAGGCTTGTTAAACCGATTAATTGGGTTGTTAAGCATTTAAAAAAGTTGAAAATATGAAGAAAACAAATATTTGGCATGAATATAGACGGTGGAAATTCAGAGATAACGTACCACTTATCACAAGATTTGACCAATGGAAAAAATACTTTGATAATAAATTCGATAACATTGACGTTGATGTTGATGTACAAGTTGATACCGATGACATACAAGACACAATACAAACATCAATTCAAGAACTTGAAAATAATATTGACGAAAAACTTGGAACTTTGGATGAAAAATTCTGTAAAGTTCATAAACATATCGAAGATTCAAAAGAACACCTGTGTTGCGACATCTGTTATGCAAAAAAAGATGTTAAAAAACATATTGATGATAAATTTGAAGAAATTAACTTTGAGGAAAAATTCTCAAATCTTAATGAACAAGCAGAACAAATCATTCAAAAACTTAATCAATTATAAAAATAATAAATTCTTAAATAAAATAAAATTATGGCAGAAACTTATGTAGGACTTCATCCTTTTGCTTATGATAATGAATATTATCTATATACAGAAAAAGAAGAAGCAGAAAAAGAAAAATTTGTATCTTTCATGACACAAAGAAATGCCCAATATAAAGAACCGGCAGAAGAAATCTATAATAATAAAAAATTGGAAGAAGATGAACTTATATGGGAATCTTTCAGGGATAATATTGAACCACCAACACCACAAATAAAACAAGTTGACGGTTTCGATTCAGAAGAAGAAATTAAGAACAATTCAGATGACGGTGGATGTGATGGTGACGATAACCCAGATGATACGAACCCTGATGACAATCCAGATGACAACAATAATGGCTAAAAATTCTAATTATGGGAACATACTTAAAAAAATTTGAAACACATTCGGCATATAACACATATATCAATGGCAATACAAAAGTATTGCCCAATGTAAGTTATTGTGATGATGATAATGAGGTACATTATAATCCTTGGGTTGAAACTAAATTGGTATGTAAATACAACATAACCGACACAACATCTGCAACAGCATTAAGGACTGAATATGAACAAAACATGTTCAAGTCAATGGAAATAGACGGTGTATTGCTTGATAGTTTGGTTACTGAATATCAATTTGATACAACAGGTGAACATACTGTTAAATATGAATTGTATAATGAAACAAAAGTAGGAAATAATGCACCTTTATTCAACCAAATTGCTACATTAACTAGTGCATCTATTCCTAATAGTGTCACTACTATTGGTGCTAATGCTTTCAATGGTTGTACAGGTCTTACAAGTGTAACGATACCAAATAGTGTCACTACTATTGGTACTAGTGCTTTCAGTTATTGCACAGGTCTTACAAGTGTGACAATTCCTAATAGTGTTACTACTCTTGGTTATAGTGTTTTCTATAACTGTAGTGGTCTTACAAGTCTAACAATTGGTAATAGTGTCACTTCTATTGATTCAAGTGCTTTCAGTGGTTGTACAAATCTTACAAGTGTTACAATAAACAGTAATTCAATAACGAGTATAGGTGATTTATATTATTATTTTGGTAAACAAGTAACTGAATATATTATTGGTGATACCGTCACTACTATTGGTGATGGTGCTTTCAGAGATTGTACTGGTCTTACAAGTGTCACAATAGGTAATAGTGTCACTTATATTGGTAATTATGCTTTTACTGGTCGTTCAGGTCTTACAAGTATCACAATTCCAAGTAGTGTTACAACGATTGGTAATAGTGCTTTCAGAAATTGTAGTGGTTTGACAAGTGTTACAATACCTAACAGTGTAACTTCTATTGGTGAATATGCTTTCTATGGTTGTAGTGGTTTGACAAGTGTAACAATAAGTAATAGTGTAACTTCTATTGACCAATATGCTTTCCAAAATTGTACAGGTCTTACAAGTGTAACGATACCAAATAGTGTCACTACTATTGGTACTAGTGCTTTCTATAATTGCAGTGGTTTGACAAGTGTTACAATACCTAACAGTGTAACTTCTATTGGTATTTGTGCTTTCCAAAGTTGTACAGGTCTTACAAATGTCACAATACCAAGTAGTGTTACAACGATTGGTAATAGTGCTTTCAATAGTTGTACAGGTCTTACAAATGTCACAATACCAAGTAGTGTTACAACGATTGGTAATAGTGCTTTCAATAGTTGTAGTGGTCTTACAAGTATAACAGTTGATAGTAGTAATACAACATATGATTCAAGGGATAATTGCAACGCAATTATTGAAACTGCAAGTAATACATTAATTGTAGGTTGCAAGAATACAATTATTCCTAATACTGTTACATCCATTGGTCAAAGTGCTTTCTATGGTTGTACTGGTCTTACAAATGTAACTTTACCGAGTGGTGTCACTTCTATTGGTAGTCAGGCTTTCAGTTATTGCACAGGTCTTACAAACATAACAATACCTAATAGTGTTACTACTATTGATACTTATGCTTTCAATGGTTGTACAGGTCTTACAAGTGTTACAATACCTAATAGTGTAACAACTATTGGTCAAAGTGCTTTCAGTGGTTGTAGTGGTCTTACAAGTGTTACAATAAACAGTAATTCAATAATGAACACAGAATCTCCAGTTTCACTAATATTTGACACTCAAGTAACTGAATATATTATTGGTGAAACTGTTACATCCATTGGTCAACGTGCTTTCAATAATTGTTCTAGTATTAGAAGTGTTACAATACCAAATACAGTTACTTCTATTGGTGATTATGCTTTCAATAATTGTTATAATCTTACAAGTATAACTATACCTAATAGTGTTACTTCTATTGGTACAGGTGCTTTCAATAGTTGTGAATCTCTTACAATTGTAACAATACCTAATAGTGTCACTACTATTAGTACCAGTGCTTTCGCTTATTGTACAGGTCTTACAAGTGTAACGATACCTAATACTATTACTTCTATTGGTGAACGTGCTTTCGCTCGTTGTAGTAGTCTTACAATTGTAACAATACCTAATAGTGTTACTTCTATTGGTGAAAGTGCTTTCAATGAATGTAGTGGTCTTACAAGTGTTACAATAGGTAATAGTGTCACTACTATTAGTACCACTGCTTTCGCTTATTGTACAGGTCTTACAAATATAACTATACCTAATACTATTATTTCTATTGGTCAAGGTGCTTTCAGTTATTGTAGTGGTCTTACAAGTGTTACATCCTTATGTTCAACAGCACCTACAATACAAAACCAAACATTCAGAAATATTAAAACAGGTGGTACATTATATGTACCAACAGGCAGTACAGGATATGATACATGGATGGGAACAGGTAATTACTATCTTGGTAAATACAGTTGGACAAAGGTTGAACAATAAATTTTGAAAAAAAAAATGATAAAAAAGTTGAGATTACATTTTGTAGTCTCAATTTTTTGTATTACCTTTGCACTTGTAATGTAAAACTTTAAAAAATATATAACATGGAAGATTTAATTTTTGGTTTGATTGGCAGTGTAATTGTATTATATTTCTGTTATGCACTTGCTGTTTACGATTCAAAGAGAAGAGATTAATAAATTTATAAAAAAAAATATGTGTTATGAAACAAATTGGTAATACGGAAGACCGAATTAATAAATGTATGAGAATGTGTCTTGAATGGCAATATGACCTTAAACGTGGTGTGGAAAAAAATCCAACTTATTACTACACCAAGTATCATGTCGGTAAATGTTCAAAGAAATTTTTTGAGGATTTGGCATACAGTGTTGTTGACAGACGTTATGTTATTGATAAAATGAACATGATTTCTGAACATAGGTTTAAATCTTGTGAGAACGTTGGAACAAAATCAAACAGAGTTATCATTAAAGAGGTTGAAATACCAAATTATTCTATTTGGCATAAAACAAAAAGTATCAAACTTGATGATAAAACAATTGTAAAAACCGTTGCAAAAAGTAGATATTATGTCCAAAATACAGAATCAGAAAATTGATTTAGAAACCATTATCGAAAGGTCAAAAAAGATAATGAATTTTAAAATCAAAGTAAGAAACGAATATAATAACAAATGTCTTGAAATTTTAAAAAAGATGATTGACGAACATCCAGATTGGAGATTTAAGCAAATCCTCTATAATTTGGGTCTCGCAGAAGATAGATTTGAAGAAGAAAGTATTGACACTTATATAAAAATTAAAAATTGAAATGAAAGTATTAGTTTTACCGGATATTCACGGACGTAGGTTTTGGGTTGAACCATGTAAAAAAGTTGATAATTACGAAAAAATAATTTTCCTTGGTGATTATTTTGACCCATATAAATTTGAGGACATATCATTCAGTGATTGTATTGATAATTTTAAGGAAATTATCAATTTCAAGAAAAATAATATGGATAAGGTTGTTTTATTGATTGGAAATCATGACTTACCATATTATTCTGATGAATATTATCATTTTTCATGGTATCATTGCAGACATTCAAGTAGTTTCCATGATGAGATTGCAGAACTGTTTGAGAAAAATAGAAAACTATTACAACTTTCATGTGTTGTGGAAGATGTTCTTTTCACACATGCAGGCGTTGAAAGTGGTTGGCTTTCAAACGTTGTAAAATGTGATGAAACAGACATTAATAAAATCTCTGATAACATTAATCTATTATTACACCAAAAAAATGGTATGGAAAAACTATACTGTATCACATCTGAACGTGGTGGAAGAGATAGATACGGTTCATGTGTATGGACTGATGTACATGATATGATGTGGGATAACGATGTAATAACCAAAAAGCCAATAAACAATATAAAACAAGTATTTGGACATACAATGCAAGCATTTTATAACGAAAAACGTGATATTGTATTTGGCGAAGCAAAAGAATTTGAACTTTGTAAAATGATTGACACAGCAAAACCTTACGAACTTGATATTGAAAACTTTAAAATAAATGTGGCTAAATAATAGCCACATTTTTTATAGAACATAATCATAAAGATTTCTAAATATTGCTGTATTTGTTTCACCATAATATGAAATATCTGATTTGATTCTGTCTAATATTTCTTGTGCTTCTTCACCCTCAAAATCAACAGACTGTTTACCGTCTTTTGTTTGAACGTTTATTCTTGGATTATTTGTATTATCACCATCAATTTCCACATAAATGTTGTTAAATGTTCCATAAGAACCATCTAAAGAAGTTTCTTGTTCACCACCATCCTCAAAGTCATAAGGATTACCGGTACTCGCATAATCACTATCAGAAAATTGATTAAAATTCTCTTTTAAAATTCTTTTTACTGATTTTTTAATAAGTCTATGTAAATCTGATTCACTTAATCTTGTAATACGTTTCATTTCTCTATTTTGTTTTTTAATTATTATTTAACTTTGGAAACACACTTTCTAATTCCTTATCTCTTAATCTACATTTCTTCATGTAATCAATATTGTCATTTGTTGCTTCAAGTTTTCTTACATTAAGTGTGTCATGTCTGCAAGCATCCCAGAAATCAAGTTGTTCTTTTTCAATCATAAAACCAAGTTCATTGAGTGTTTCATCGGATACACCAATTTTATGTAAGACATCCAATACTTGTGTCAATGTTCCTTTTCTGAATAGTTTGTAAATGTATTGGAACATTGAATTATTGTTCTTTGTTTTCTCCTTATTATAAGTATAGTCACGATAATCATTCATTATTTCCCACGATAACGTATCAGCAGTGTATTTTATTGTATCATCATCCCATCTGTATATATATTTACAAATATCCGCAAATAGTGTTTTTGAGGGGTCTGGTATAATACAATAACCAACAATGTAGAACTCTTTCTTAACATTAGTGTCAATTCTGTCATAAATATTGCCAGTGTGACCATAATATTCATCAACCATTTTTTTCTTAATCAGATAACCTTCTCTGAAACTATTTGCACCAATTGACTGTAAATAATCAGTTAATAACATGAGTATGTTTGAATTATCTCTATTTGGTGTGTCTGACAATTCTCTTCTTATAGCATCTAAATTACGTGCATGTGTTTCAAAACTTGTCCAACCAGTAGTTTCTTTTTGTATATTACCAATGTCTTTTGTAAATTGTGTCAGATTATATTTTTGTAAAAGCCTTGAAACTTGTGGCCCGAACTTTTTACCATCAAAATCATGATTTGCATATGCAATGAATAAGATGACCTTTTTCAAACCATCTTTTGTTACATGATGTGCGCTTCTATAATCTCTACCAGAAAAATCTTTTTCAAGAGTTTTATCCTTTATAATATCATATATATCAATCGGTTGTCCTTTTAAATTGTTAAATTCCTTAACAGAATCAAATATACGTACCAAATGACCTAAAGGTGTATTTGCTTTGAATGAATAAGCAATTCTTTGTGATTCTTCATCATCCATTAAGTTTGGTAATAATACATCAACTGATAAAATATACTCATGAGCATTTTCTATTGATGGCTCATAAGATAATATCCTATCTTCACTTTCATTATCAATGTGTTCCTGTGCAGTCCTGTTAAAATTATAATCTATATAATGTTGTACATCATCTTCTGTAGCATCAGGGTGTTTCTTTTTAAACTGTTCAACATACCACCTTATATTTGCTTTGAACTCTTCCTTGTTCTTGGGCATTTTTTCATAATAATAGTATTTGTCATTTAAACCTTTCCAATAGTTAACTGACTTACCCTTGAAACGTTGAGCCAACTTATCACCATCAAGTTTTATCCTGACACCACCCATGCTGAACTTCCTTGAATAACCAAACTGCGAACTGAATAACCTTGTACAAGACAAATAAAATTTTCTCTTTTTGTCATAGTTATCAGACTCTTTTGCATATGCCGATTGCAAATAAATTGTATCTTCCTTACAAATATTAAAACCACCACGTATGCCGGTAAAATGATACAACACTTTACTTAAACCTTCTTTTAATAATGCTCGTTTTACACTCTCATATATTATTTGTCGTATGTCAAACATCAAAATTACTATATATTATACCTTATTATATATAAATATAAGACAAAAACGCTCATTTTAGTTAAAAAAACTTAACACACAAAAAATAAATTGATTTTTATTTGGTAGTTTAAAATATTTGATTTACCTTTGCACATGAAAAATAAAAACAATGTATAACTAACTAATTTTTTTGAATTATGGCAAATATTAATGTAAGACCCACAGTGGCAAAAGAGAGTGCATGGAAATTGTTTGGTACAAATTTCGACAAGCCTGTTACAATTGAGGAAGCAATTAAAGAGGCTGGTTTGAACTATGATGTAAATGCACAACCATTGTTGCGTGTTCCACAAGATGTGATTGATGCAATCATGAAAGGTGAGAATGTTGATTTCAACTTAACAAAGGAGAATATCATTTCTTCTCATAAAGCAACATTCCGTACCGACAACAACACAACATTGGGTGTTGTAGGACGTGATTATGGACTTGTTCAAAACACAAAAGCATTTGAGTTTATCAATTTCATCAAAGAGGTAAGTGGTGAAACCCCATTGATTGAAACTGCTGGAGCACTTGGATATGGTGAACGTATGTTTGTAACATGTCGTTTGGGTGCAGATTGCTATCTCAACGGAAATAGTGATGCTGTTAATAACTATGTGGTGTTCAGTAACAGTCACGATGGTTCTGGTAGTGTTATGGCATTCTTCACACCTGTACGTGTGATTTGTCAGAATACATTGAATATGGCAATTCGTGGTGCAGCAAATAAGGTTGTGTTCAAACACACCAAAAACGTTAACAATCGTTTGGATTGGGAAATTGAGTTGAACAGAAGAAAAGCATTGGAAATTTTCCGTAAGTCCATTCAGTTCTCACAGACATTCATTGACAATATGCTCATGCTCAAACACCAACCTCTTACAACTGAGGAAATCAGAGATATTACACACAAGATGTATCTTACTCCAAGTCAGTTCGATTTATTCTCCAAAAACAACTATAGTATGGAAGGTGTTGATGAGATTTCCACAAGAACCAAAAACCAAATCCTACAATTCAAAGATGCTCTTGATTTCGGTATTGGTCAAGAAAACTACCGTGGAACTAAACTTTGGATGCTTAATGGTATGACTACCATGTTGCAGAACGAAAAACAGTGGAAAAGCGAAGAGGATAAATTTGAATCCATTATGGGTGGCGATGTTGCAAAGAAAACACAGAAAATGTACGATTTGCTTCTTAGCGCATAACATTAAAAATGGTGGTTGTTTTGCAACCACCATTTCTATTTTTATAAAGTAACTTCTATATCATGTGTATTTTCATTGCTAATGCTAATTGCATCTTGTGTTAATTCTTTTCCTTCTGTCTCTAAAAGTGAATTAGCATAGTCTTTAACCATTTTATTTATGACCTCATAAAACTTTGTCTGTAAGTTTGCATCTGTTAATGGTGTAAAATCTGAACTTGTATCAACAAATGTCATTTCTTTACCGTTAACATCAAATACTTTATTTTTATTGGCCGCAAAACACCAATGTGGCATAATTTTCTTAATTTGTTCAATACTCTTTCCATCTTTAATGTACTTTTCTATTTCTTTTTTGATACTTTCTGAAAATTCATTCATGTAAGTTGTATCACCTGTGTTATAATGTAGATTATTTCTTATAAATTTTTTGTTTGTTTCATCCCATTTATCTCCAACAGCAATCATTCCTTGCATGTAATAATGTACGGTATATTGTTTAGTAACAGGGTCTTCTTCTGTACCATCATTATATGTGTAATTAACATCAAAATGAGGGAAAACTTTGGCACATTCTGTATGGTTTAACTCTGTACCATAAAGGGTTACTTCAATTGTATTATTACCATTGTTTTGAATGGTATTATGTTTTTCATCTAAATAATAATCACCCTTTTTAACGGTTCTTTTCACTACATTATTATCTTTATCTTTTACTGACTCATATGTTACAAGATATTTGCCACATTTATCCTCGTCTTGTTCATCACCTATTTTGAATAATACTTTATCAGCAAAGAAATAATAAGGATTCTCTAAAGTTTTGCTAATTGTAATCATTTTATTATAAATTTAATTTTTTATTTATTATATTCTACTTCCACCACCACTTGGAATTGCTTGAATATCACTTGCATATTCTAACCAACCATCAGCGTCCTGATATAGTGTAACACTATTAGCAGGAACATATATTTTTCTACCAAGTGCATTATTTTGAAAAGCATCATATTCTATCGTTGGTGGTAATTCTGCGTTAACAGTAACACTGTTTAACTGTGTACAATCACTGAAAGCATTAGAACTAATATTTCTAATACCAGTACCAATTGTTACACTTGTTAAATTAGTACAATCACTAAAAGCATCCTGTCCAATTGTTGTAACACTATTTGGTATATTAACACTTGTCAAACCACTGCAACCATTAAAAGCATAAATACCAATGCTTGTAACATTGTTTGGTATATTGATACTTGTTAAACTACTACAACCTTGGAAAACATAATCACCAATGCTTGTAACACCACTTGGTATATTGATGGTTGTTAAACCACTACAATATTGGAAAGCATTATTACCAATGCTTGTAACACCACTGCCAATTGTTACATTTGTCAAACCACTACAATATAGAAAAGCCTCATAACCAATGGTTGTAACACTATTTGGTATTATTATACTTGTCAAACCTGTACAATGCGCAAAAGCATAACTACCAATGCTTGTAACACTATTTGGTATATTAATACTTGTTAAATCTCTACAAGTATCAAAAGCCCAATTTCCAATTGTTGTAACAGTATTAGGTATTTGTGTATTTTGACAGCCACGAATTAATTTATTTGTTGATGTTTCAATTAGTGCATTACAATTATCTCTTGAATCATATACTGTGTTATTACTGACAACTGTAATAGTTTTTAATCCGCCACAAGAAGAAAAAGCACCACCACCAATACTTGTTACTCCACTACCAATTGATATATTTGACAAATCCTTACACTGACTGAAAGCACCATCACCAATACTTGTAACACTGTTTGGTATATTGATACTTTTCAAACTACTACAATGCTCAAAAGCATTCATAACAATAGTTGTTACACTATTTGGTATGTCAATTTTAACTAAACTTTCACATTCTCCAAAACTTGCATTTCCAATTGAAACTATTGTCTTTGGTAATGTTACTGAAATAAGTTTATCACATTGTAAAAAACAACGTCCAGGTATTTCAGTAACACCTTCCGGTATTCTGACACTTATTATTCTATTATCATTATAATCATTACTAAAAATTAAACCATTAATTGATGTTTGGTCTGCAAGGAAAAAATAAACCATGTGAAGACCAACTTCATTAAATTGATATTCATTGACAACATTTTCAACAATAACACCATCAACCATCATGTGTGTAAATAATGATGCCATACTTTGGTCTACAAACAAAGTTGTTGGTGATGCTATATTTATAACATCATAAATCACAATCAAAGGTTTATCAAGTGCTTCATAGTAACTTTCTTTCATGTCATCACAATAACTTACATTTGGAAGCAATTTATCAATGTCACACATATAATCCTCATAATCGTTACGTGTTTCAAAATATTTTATATAATCTGACATATACTATTATGTTTTAAAAATTGGGGTTATCTTTTGAATAACCCCATTATTCTATTTTAAGAGTTTTCAACAACGGTATAAACTTTATGTTCAACACCGTCAATTGTTTCTGTTGTTTCAACCGATATGAAACCATCTGCAAGGAATGATGTTCCAACACCTTCTGCTGCACAGTTTCCTGGGTCAAAATCGTAGAATTTACCACCACGTACAATAATATTTGCAATACCACTTCTGTAGTTTTCATCTCTACAATTCAACAAGAACTTAAAGTTTCCATTTTCGTCTTTTTCAGCAGTATCTCCATTAGTTAAGTGGAACTCACCACCATTGACTTCAATAGTTCCTTTTTCTGCATATAATACGTGAGTGGCAGCATAGTATGTACCGCCATTAACAACAACCTTAACACCTTCTGCTGCTGCCCAGAACCCATAATCATCTGCATTATTGGTTATTGTACCATTGCCATTAATTTCAAGTTGTAATGAACCTCTAAGTAAGAAATTTGCATAACCTTGTGTATTTGTGAATGTCATGTTGTGTCCATTCAAATTCCAAACAATATCGTCAGAAGCAAATATACCAGGAGCAAAGCGACCACTCTTGTTAATATCTTCTGCCAATGTCCAAGTACCTTCACTTGTAAGTTTAGATACATTTGCAGATGTTATTTCACCGTGTATGTAATCAAGCGAATAACCATCAGCAATTGTGTAATTTTCAACTACATTTGCTATAGCAGATTCTCTACCAACTTCAACTTTTACATTACCTTTAGTAACATTCAAATTTTCAATGTGTGCAATTTTTTTAATTACCAATGTGTTGTCACTAACCTCTGCATCTAAGTCTGTGTATGAACCATTATTAATAGTTACGGTTGATAAAGGAGCAACAATTGTCAATGCACCTTTACCTTCATTTTTATTGTTAATAGTAACTGCATATTGAGAATTGTTTGTGATTGTTGCACCATCATTAAAGTTTAATGCTAATGTGATATTCTGATGGTTTGTTTGAGGAATTTCAACAGCATTTACTGTTGCTGGTTCTATACTTGAACTAGAACCAATGGTTATGTTTTCAAGTGTCAAAGTATCAAACTGACCTGTAAGATAAACAGTAGTTGCAGAAGTTTCCTCATTGTATTGGTGCGAAATGCTTGTAGAAACTGGTTCTTCACTTGTGTTTATAATATATGCATACTTGTTGCTTGTCAATTCAACAGTTGAATTGTCAGCCAAAGGTGCTGTGATTGAATAAGCAACTGTTGTCTCAGGAACAACAATTGATTCCATTGGTGTCTCAATTACAACTTCTTTATTATCTGCACTCATATTACTGATTATTTCATCCATCTTATCCTCACGGTCTTTAATGAATATATTAACATAGTTTTCTAACGAAGCAAATTTTCTCAAAAGTTCATTATAATCTTCGACAGAAACATATTCGCCTAATGGTTGGAAAGTTTCGTCTGATTCAGTCTTGGTGTAAACATCATCAGCATCAGCCTTTTCAGCAAGAGAAGCATCAACTTCTGTTTTCACAGCAAAACCACTTACATCTGGTATTGTTGGCGTATTTTGCAAATCATTATAATCGCCACTTGTTGCTACTGTTGCAAGATTGGTTGCAATTACATATTTTTCGTCACTTTCAGCCTTTGTGTATGAGTCACCGACATTTGCTTTATTTGCAAGAACAGAATCAACCTCTGTTTTTACAGCAAAGCCACTAACATCAGGAATTTCAATTGCATCAACTTTTGTATCAACTGCTTCAACTTCTGCTTTTGTTGCTAAATTTGAAATGTCTTGATGTTCAGTTAAATAACCTTTATTGTCAATTTCAGTTTTTGTATAAACACTGTCTGCATCTGCTTTAGATTGTAATGAAGCACTGATTTCTTCTGCCGACATATAATCTCCAAATTTTGAATCAATATCATTCAAATCATCAATGGTTGCATAATCGGATAATTTTTCCTCAACCTCATTTACTTCATCTTTTGTTGCAAGATTTTCAAGTGTGGCATCTTGTTCATTGTTCTTTTCATTGAGTTCTTCAATATCACTTGTTGTTGCAAGACCATCAAATAAATCTTCTGCATTGACATCAATGCTTGTGTCACCAACAACAAACGTAAATTTCTTATTCTCAGCGTCATATGATGCTGATTTTAAAAATTGGTCTTCTGGAATGTTAATAGAACCATTTTCCTGACCATTAACTATAAGTTTGTATAATAAATCTTGACCCTCTAACTTGATATCAAAATCAGAAAGTGCCTCTTGGATTGCTTCCTGCACTTGATTTTTATCCATACTGGGGTCAACCATCAATAAGGTTTTATCATCACTAAAACCCCAATCAAAAGGATTAATGTATATTTTACCCATGTCTTTTGTTATTATAAATTATTTTTTCCTTATTAAATAAATATCTTTTTTATTTTGTTATTTCAACAAAAAACATTATATTTGTATTCGAAAATGCTTTTTTTAAAAAATTATGAAACAAATACTTAGTTTATTAACACTTATATCACTATTAGAATGGCAATAAAAATGTCTGGAATATAAAAAAAAGATAAGTTTTAAAATTATGAATAAAGATTGGACAGGAAATTATAATTCAATTTTCACTACACTTGGTGCTAGTAATCATACAGATAAAGAAAGACAGAATGATGATTTTTATGCAACTGATTCTGTGGCAATTGACGGTTTAAAGACTGTATGGGAAATACCACATAATGTATGGGAATGTGCATGTGGAGATGGAGATTTGTCGAAAAGATTAATTGAACTTGGTCATGAGGTTTGTTCAACTGATTTAATTGATAGAGGGTATGGTACAGGTGGTATTGATTTTTTGAATTGTAAGTCTTTACCTGATAATTGTAATTGTATACTCACAAATCCACCGTACAAGATTGCTTTTCAATTCATAAATCATGCACTTGATTTACTTACTGAAGGTGGTTACTGCGTTATGTTTCTAAAAACAACATTCTTAGAAGGCAAAAAGAGATATAATGATTTGTTTTCGAAAAATCCACCAAAGTATATGTTTCAGTTTGTAAGCCGTGTTTTATGTGCAAAAAATGGTGATTTTGAGAAAATGATAAAAGGTGGCGGTTCTGCTGTAGCATATGCATGGTTTGTTTGGGAAAAGGGTTATAAAGGTGATACAATATTAAGATGGATTGATAACAAATAAAAAAAATGAAAATATATCTTGACGGAAAAGAAATAACAGAAAATTAAAACATTTAATTTATGGAAATAATAATTGTTGAAATATTTACAATTGCTGCTATATTATGTGGTATTGTCGGTTTATTGTTGTTTATACGTCATATTGTCTTTTATACAATTAGCAAATATTATACAAATAAAAATTCAAATATATTGCAATGGAAAGCAGTTGAAGATTTAGATTCAAAAATTAAAAGAATGCAAATCCAATATTCTGAAGTTAAGTTTTATGTATTTACACTATATTATAGAATATATCCACCATCATTGCCATTGCTTGTCAGAATATTTGGATATAATGATTGGAAAAAATTTACATTGCCATTCTCACCATTGTTTAAAGATGAAGACGAATTTAATAAGTTTGTTTCAAAATTTTCAACATATGGCGATTTGAAAAAATATCTTAATGAAACAGAAAACAGAATAACTTATTATAAACCAACAAATTAAATGGGATAACCTTTTGGTCATCCCATAAATCTTTAATTTTGTGATGCAGGTATTATAGCATTTGTCCAACCGTATTTACCAAGGTAATAATTACCTGTTCCCATCCATACAGTGTAATTACTACCTGTTGGAACATATAATGTACCACCTGTTTTAATACTTTGGAATGTATTATATTGTATTGTAGGTGCTGTAGTTGCTAGTGAAGTTATACTTGTAAGACCAGTACAACCATCAAAAGCATAATAGCCAATAGTAGTGACACTATTACCTATCGTTACACTTGTAAGACCACTACAATTACTGAAAGCATAATCTTTAATAGAAGTAATAGTATTAGGTATCATAATACTTGTAAGACCAGTACAATTTTGGAAAGTATAATCTCCAATAGAAGTAACAGTATTAGGTATTGTGATACTTGTAAGACCACTACAACCAAAGAAAGCATAATTACCAATAGTAGTGACACTATTAGGTATTGTTATACTTGTAAGACTACTGCAACTCCTGAAAGCATTACCACCAATAGAAGTGACACCACTCGGTAACGTTACATTTGTAAGACCTGAACAACCAGCAAAAGTATAACTACCAATAGAAGTCACACCACTTGGAATTGTTATACTTGTAAGACCAGTACAATTTTCAAATGCATAACCACCAATAGAAGTGACACCACTTGGAATTGTTATGCTTGTAAGACTACTGCAATTCTTGAAAGCATAAATACCAATAGAAGTGACACCACTCGGTAAAGTTACATTTGTAAGACCAGTACAATTTTGGAAAGTATAATTGCTAATAGAAGTGACACCACTCGGTAAAGTTACATTTGTAAGACCACTACAATTATTGAAAGCATTATTACCAATAGAAGTAATAGTATTAGGTAAACTTACACTTGTAAGACCTGTACAACCATCAAAAGCATATTTACCAATAGAAGTGACACTACTTGGTATTGTGATACTTGTAAGACCTGAACGACCATAGAAAGCATATTGACCAATAGATGTTACAGTATTTGGTATAACAGTATTCTGACAGCCCGCAATTAATGTATTAGTTGATGTTTCAATAATTGCATTACAATTATTTCTTGAGTCATAAATTGTATTACCGCTATCAACTGTTATACTTGTAAGACCTGAACAACGAGCAAAAGTATAACTACCAATAGAAGTCACACCACTTGGAATTGTTATACTTGTAAGACTTGTACATTGATAGAAAGCCATATCACCAATAGTAGTGGCACTATCAGGTATTGTGATACTTGTAAGACCTCTACAATTATAGAAAGCACTCGCACCAATAGTAGTGACACTATTACCTATTGTAACACTTGCAAGACTTGTACAATTATTAAAAGCAAACACACCAATATTTGTAACACGATTAGGTATATTAATATATGTTAAATTACTGCATTCTGCGAAAGCACCTTGATTACCACTATAAGAAACCGTTGTACCATCTTCTATTGTTGTTATTGTTTCTGGTAATGTTATACCAATCAAATTAGAACAATTGTAAAAGGCTCTACGTTTTATAAGTGTAACATTATCGTTAAAAGTTATTACACCTTTTCCATTTTCAAACGTATGTGATTTAATTGTTGTATTAAATTGGTCAGTACCAATGCCACCACCATATGAAAGAGTTGTTTCACTTAATTTTTGAGATGCAACATATTCAATTACATCATTACGCAATGCATTATAATGTACCTCATTGTTATCTACACAATAACTAACGTTGGGCAATACTTTTGTATTGCCAGTAATGTATGTATTATACGCTGTATGTGTTTCAAATTTCTTAATATATTTTCTCATTCTTATATATTTATTGAATTATTTCTTATAAATATTGTTTCAAATTTGTTTTTTTGCTTTTTTTGTATTATATTTGCAAACAACAATAATAACAAAAAAAAATACTTTAAAACATGAAGATGAATGAAGAAAAAGAACATATACCCGTACCATTTGAGTTATTTGGTATCGAATGCGGAAAAGGTTGGTACAAATTAATTGAACCAATTCTTAAATACGTTGAAGAATATAATAAGGACAAAGAGAAAGAAAACCAAATAGAGTTTTTGCAAATCAAAGAAAAATGGGGTGGATTGCGCATATATACCAATTTCGGCACTAAAGAACTTTTTGAACTCATTGACAATGCAGAAGAAGAATCATTCAAAACATGTGAATTTTGTGGTTCAGAAGAAAATGTTGGATGTACAGAAAATGGATGGTATTCAACTGTTTGTCTTGATTGTGTCAAAAAAATGGCAAAAGAAAGAGGTTATCCACAAGCATGGAGAAAAAACGAAAATAATATACTTTATCAAATAAATCCGGATGGCAATGTTATACAAAAAAATGAAAAACTGACTAACCCAAAATCTTCATAATCACCCTTTTAAAAACCTCGTTGACAAATTTTTCTTCTTTGTTCACAAATCTGTCAAATAAATCAAGAACCTTTGAATCCATACCATAAACCCATTTGTATTTGCCAACATCTCCAACAGGTAACCATTTGAAAAAATCATGCTCAAAATCACCACTTCCAATTGGTAGACATTCATCAAATATACCAAGAAAATTAGAACCAATCTTACCATTACCCCAAGGTTGTTTCTCAATGAACTTAATATCACCACCGGAAAGATGTATTCCTGCTTCTTCATATGTCTCACGTAATGCAGTATTTACAATATCTTCATCATCTTCTCTCATACCACATGGAACATCAAATAAACCACCTTTATAACGTGGGTCATGACCACTCCTACGACCACAAAGAACACACCAAACACCATCATCGTTTGGTGCAAATAAAAACGTAGCAGCAGATACTATATTATCGGTTTTCATAATATCCTTTTAAATACATATTTATAATAAATATGAGACAAAATCATTATGAAACAAATATTCAGACTAACAGAACAAGATATAAAACATATGCTTAAAAATGTTCTTAATGAAATGGGTACGGTAAGACAAAATGCGTTCCTTAAATCATTAATGGGAAATAGATATGACCCAAAATATGATAACTATTCTGTCGGAGATACAGGAAAATTAATACAACAAGAACTTGACAGACAAAAACAAAGAAACCAAATACCAAACCTCGCAACATCAAGACAACTTGATTTTATTGAAAATAATAAATATTTTCCAATTCCAACAATCAGACAAATTGATGACAAGTTAACAAAAGATGATGCTGCAATACTTGTAACAGCACTTAATCCATATTCAAATGGCACATATACATATTACGGACATACAAGACAAAGAAAAGAAGAATGGCTTCCGGAAATGAAAGATAATGTTGTACCAATACTTGATAAATATGGACTGACACAAGAATCAGACCGAATAAAAACATATGTTGATAACTTCATGTCAAAACATCAGGCAAAAATAGATAGAGCACAACAAAAACAAATGCAACAAAAAATGCAAGATTTCCAAAATTCTCCAAATACACTCTTCTTTATCTCAACAAAAGATAATGATAATATACAACAACATACAACACAACGTATAGGAAGCAACGTTTGGATGGATGGAAAACTACAAGATAAAATGAACTGGGATATTGCAGAACTCGCAACAGACCTTACAAAACAATCAATTAGCGAAATAGAAAAGAAAGTTGACTCAATGGCTTATACATGCCTACCAGCAATCATACTCGGATATGATAGACCTTGTTATGCCGTACTGTGGATGGGTGTTGATATGATGGGTACTACAACAATATGCGGAAGAATCGTTGATATGGATGACCATTCAAAAGCATATAACCTCGCAAAACAATTGGTATTTAAACGTGATAATGGACAACATATTTAAAAATATAGAAACATGAAACAGATTGTAAAATTAACCGAAACAGATTTGCATAGAATAATAAAAAATTCTGTGAAAAAAATATTATCAGAAAATAATAACAATCTTGAAAAATGGTATAGAGGATATAATTCAAAATACGGTTCTCAAAAAACACATCTAATTTGGTTAACCAATATAGAAGAAGCAAGAACCTATGGAAATAGAGTTGAAGAAGTGATAATAGATATGAACAAAATTAATAATATTGATATTGATGACTTATATTATGACTTTTTAGTTCAAAATTTTGGATATGAAGACGTTGATGATTATGAAGATGAAGGTACTTGGTATCCAGAAGAAGGATTATATGAAAATGAATGTGAACTATTATTACGTGAAGGATATAATTGCTATTTCTTTAACACTAACAACGCTGACTGTATCTGCATGTGGGATTTATCACCAATTGTCAGTAGAAGAGAATTAACAAAACAAGAATTTGAAAATATAGAAATATATGAACCATCCTTATGTAAAGGATATGACGAAAATTATGATTAAAAAAAGAAATGGAAACTATATACCTATTGTCCCCGACACAATTAACAGTTATATAATTCCCTAAAAATTTTGTTATTTCAAAAATTTGAACTATATTTGTAATCGTTCTAACAAAATAAAAATATAATGATATTTATAAACTAAAGGTGTTGTTTTTACACTTAATAATAATTAATTAAATTTTGTTTTAAAATGAGAAAATTTATTTTTAGTATTATGGCAGTAGCCGCAATGAGCATGTTTGTTTCATGCGATGGTAAGTCAACTACAGATAACGTAGAAAACGATTCAACAGCAGTTGACAGTACAAAGGTAGATTCAGTTGTAGTTGACACAGTAAACGTTGATTCTGCCACAGTCCTCAAATAATTTGTGGAGTATAAAAAGTTTTTCCGCACAGCATTCTATGTAATGTTATGCGGATTTTTTTGTCTATGTAAAACTATTTATTTTATAAGATAATATTAATTAAAAAATTTGTTATGAGAAGAACAATCAGACTAACTGAAAGAGAACTTAAACATATGATTTCAGAATCCGTCAGAAGAATACTAAGAGAAGATGAATATGATTGGTACGATGAGGAAGACTTTGACGGTAATACGGGAGAAGAAGGACAAATTAGAAGTTATGATGTAGGTTATTATACCATTGACCAAGCAGAACAAGATGCACAAGAAAATGGATATAACGATGTTGCAGAATATCTTAAATACTGGTTCTCAGAAGTACAACCAGAATGTCCTTGGACTTGGCAAGATACTGGCGATGGTTATGGATATAACGGTGATACCGTATTTGAAGAAGAAGGTGTAGTGTGCAAAGATATTTACGGACAACTTATGTTTGATGAATATCCAACTTTTTAATATAATAGTTTAAAATTAAACCATTATACACAAAAAAAGAGGTTAATAGTTCAAAATTAACCTCTTATTTTTTTATTATAATCTTATTTCATTTGCGTGTGGGTCACCAGGTGCAACACTGAAAGTACCATTTCCTTTATATTTAATACATCCAGGATTTTGTTCATTACATTTCTGCCAAAGATAATCTATCTTATATCGTGTACGCATAAACTCATCATAAGGTACTGTGACATTTAAATTGCCATTTGCTTTACTGTATAAAACAAACTTTACCATGTCACCACCATAATATGACATCTCCATAAGAACACGTCTTACAGATTCAGAAATCAAACCCCTTAATTGTCTTTCAGTTAATCGTATCATATTATTCTGCATCATAAAAATAATCTTCTTCCTCAAACCATTCAATCCATTGGGCAATTTGCCTGTCATCTGCCCATTGGTATAAACAATTAAGCATCTTTTCAGCACCAATAGTATCTAAAAGATAATCCCACTTTAGATTTACATCATTGTCTAATGTAGCCTCTTTTAATACCTTCTTAACACTTCTTCTTACAATATTCTTAATTTCTGATTCTTTTAACCTAATTCTTCTTCTCATAATAAAATATTATTAAACATATAATCTTGTAAATAAATACTATCTAAAAACAAAAAAAAATGCAGTCAAATGACCGCATTTCAACCAAAATCTGTTGTGGTTGCAAATCTTAATCCGTCTGAGTAAAAATCAGTGTTGTACTTACTTAAAGTAAAACCACAGTCAATTAAAAACTTTCCATAATCTGTCAGATAATCATAACACTTTCTATTCGGATTACGTTCTTTTTCCCACTCTTCATAACTTTCTCCATCCCAACCTTTATCATCATCAGTATAACCCCATTCAATAGCCATCTTCCAAAACTCTTCCTTGTCTTGTTTCTCATCATATTCATCCCATATTTCAACATCTTCCCTGTCAATGAATTTCTTAATTGATTCCTTTGTCAAATCATAATACTTAAATACCTCATAACCATCATCAACAAAATGACCAATACGACAACCATTCCCAACATCTTCCCACTCAGTATGACCTTTTAAATCCTTATACCAATTGGGATTCCATAAAAATTTCCATCCAGCAGAACGCTTACCTAAATGCACCTCACCACCACAAAATCCATCAGCAATGTCATACTCTGTACTACCATACGTCTTACGCACCAAATGCTTAATGCGATTGAAATCATTTTTGTCAATAACAGTTTTTATGGCTTCTTTTCTTTCCTTCGTTGGAATTATCCTTGCATAATAATTTGTACCCATTATATTTTATTTTTTATTCATTATTATATAAACAAATATAATGCAAAAATTGAAAACAACAAAACATTTTGTTATATTTATTAATATAATTTGAAACTAATATTAATAAAGATGAGTCATATAATTCACGCACATTCATCAGAAACTACAAATGGTAATCCAAAATTACCACAAACAAGCAGAATAGAATATGGAGAAATCGCTGTAAACTATGCACAAGGACATGAAACAATCTCAATCAAAAATTCAAATGATGAAATTGTTACATTCCCAAATGAAAACGTTGTACAAAATAAAGTTGATGAAATAGAAAGAATAACCGCTTCTGCATTAAATGACCTTGAAGAAAGAAAAGCAAATACAAACGACCTCGCAACAGTGGCAACCACAGGTTCATATAACGACTTAACAAATAAACCAACATTGCCAACAATCCCAACAAACGTTTCATCATTCACAAATGATGCCGGATATTTTGCAGACGTGGAAATTGATACAACATCAAATGAAATCAATTTCCTTGACACTGATGGAGAAACAGTACTTAAAACAATTGATACCACTGATATATTTGACCCAGACGATTATTATACAAAAGATGAAATAGATGATGGTGACGAAACAATCGCTTCTGCATTAAATGACCTTGAAAAAAGAAAAGTAAATACAAGCGACCTCGCAACAGTAGCAACAAGCGGTTCATATAATGATTTATCTAATAAACCGACAATTCCAGCAGCACAGGTACAATCAGATTGGAATCAAACAACATCAAGTGAGGTTGATTATATCAAGAACAAGCCAACAAACATATCTTCATTTACTAATGACGATGGATATTATAATAATGCTTCTGCTGATTTGACGAATTTAAATTTGGATTTGAAGTTTGATGGCACTACACTTAATTCTGTTAATTTAACACAATTATTGTTAAAATATGGTGTTGAATATATTGCAGGAACACAAACAGCATCAACAAATGCTTTTACTGGAGTAACTAAATCAACAGCATTATTTGATGGGAAAACAATTGCTTATTATTTACCATATGCTGGTACATCTACTGCTGCAACGTTAAATTTGACATTACCAGATGGAACAACCAGTGGCGCAATTGGTATTCAATATAATGGCACAAGCGATTTGACAACACAATATGGCGCTGGTAGTATAATTATTTTGACTTACAAGTCATACCAAAATAAATGGAGACGTTGTGATTATAATACAAATACAACATATAGCGTAATTACTAATTCTGCAATAAACACAGGTACAGCAACAACAGGACGAACAGTATCAGCAAAAGTGCTACATGATGCATATAATATTAACGGTCAAGTAATCACAATTGCCAACAAAACATTAACTGTTCCAACAACAACTGATACCGTTACACAAAATAGTACAGCAGCAATAACAAGTGGCGGTGTATATACCGCATTAAACGCAATTGGGCCGGTAAATACCATTACAGAAAACGAAACAAAAGCAGTTACAAGCGGTGCTGTATATCAAGCAATCGTTGATAATGAACTTGTATTCGCATCAGCACTTAATACACTATACCAAAGAATCAGCGAACTTGAAGCAAGAATAGAAACACTTGAACAAGGTGTATAACCAAAAAGAAACCTATACAATAAAATGATTACAAAAGAATTAATGAAACAAATAATAAATGAGACCGTTAAAAATACAATAAATGAAACGGAAACTCTAAGCAATGAATCCGATAATATACAAAATATTATCGTTTCACTACAAGACATGTATCAAAGAGTGAGACAAAAAGGTGTGTCACCACACGAAATTACACTTACACAAATAGCAAAAATGATAGAACAACTTAAAAAAATTAAAATACATTGGGAAAAAGTAATAATGTGGTAATACAAAAAAAATATGAGAAAAATATATAATTCACAAATAGATTTCCATAAAAATGATATGGAAAATTTTATTAATTCAAATGAAGAAGATTTTAAAATCACCGTCATGGATTGTACAGAAGCACTCTATGGCGGTGAATCTACAATTGATAAAAAATACTGTGACAAACATGGAATACCATTTCAAAACAAATCTAATAAAAGAAGAAAAATATCAAGACGTTGTTCAACATAATATCAATATCCTTGGAACATGTCCGGAATTAACCATTTATACAATACAAAAATTATTATTTCCTTGATACTTCATCGTAATACTCACTTAATAAACCATTAATCTTATTCATATCACCAATACCATCACAACCATTTCTCCACATAGTGGTCAAAACCAAATTTAACCTTATTGGATTGCGTATAACACAGTTCTCTAATACACTAATACATAACTTTACTTCTCTCTCAGTTAAACCCTCATAACTGTCCGTCTCAACAAAATGAAATAATTGTTCTTCCTTGAAATCTGAATCATCATCCAATATCACATAATTCTCAACCTCTTCTTCATGCTTATCTAACCACCGTTCAATTTCATCACCTCGCCAAGAACCTCTACTGTCAGTAATGTCATATATATTCTCAATAAAATGATTAAATATATCAAAAGACTTTTCTATACTATCATAACATAAAGGACTACACTTTTTCAAACGCTTGTCATAAAGACTCTTCTTGAAATTCTCAACATCAGAATAACCATGCTTCCAAGAACTCGTCACAACAATCTTAGCACCAGTAACCTTTATAATCTCTTCAAGCAACTCCAATTTTCTCGCTTCAATACACCACCTACTTTCATACGTGGTAATAACACCATCAAAATCAAGAAATATTACTTTCATCATTCCTAACCTTTAACTCCTTAACCTTTATCCAAAACTCTAAATGACCAATAATAGACTCCAACATCTCACCACGAAAATTACCAACATCCAATAAATATAAATCATCCGTTATCATACAGTCTATCTCTTCCATACTATACTCATTGCATAACTCATATACATAATCATTGTAACTTATCTCCAAATATATGAACACCAACATGTATATAATACCAAATGACAATATTAAAAACAATATCACTAACATAATAAAAACATAATGATAAAAAACTATTAATAAATACACAAATGCAAATATAAAATAAAAAATCATTATAACCAAAATATAATAACACATTTTTAATTTTTACAAACTATTTATTAACAAAATAATATTAAAATTCAATACATAATGAAAAGAATAATCAAAATGTCAAGAAACGGACTTAAACACATGATTTCAGAATCCGTAAGAAGAATACTTAAAGAAAATGATTATAAAAACCTTAAAGCACAAGCAGATGAAGCAATATATAACATGAACCAACAAGGTTATGACGGATACGGATGGAGAGACGTTGCAGAACAAATGGGTGTTGATACAGAAACAATTAGTTACGAAGACGAAGAAATACTCAAAGACGCAATCGAAGACGCAATGATTGATAACTTTAACCCACAAGTTGATGACAATTTCGATGACGAACTTAATATGGTGGCAGAATCAAAACTCAATAGAATTATCAGAAATGTAATCAAAGAACATCTTTCGCCAGAAGAACTACATGACCTCGCAGATACACCATCATTAACAGACCCACTTGGATATGATGATGAATATGAAGAAGATGAAGATGATGTAATTGACTGGCAAACATTATAATAATAATATTATTACAATTCCACAAAAAATATGAAACAAACAATTAAACTCACGGAAAGTGAATTAAGAAATATGATTACTGAATCTGTGAAAAGAGTGCTATGTGAAGGCTATACTCAAGGAGACATAAACAATGCTTTCCAACAGTGGCAACAACAGGGGTTACAACAAATTAGAAATGGGTATCAAAACCAACAAGTAAGACAAAATGGTGGGTATAATAGTTTAGGGCATGAAAATGCTGCTTATAATGCATCATTATTAATGTCAAAAGCAAATTACTTGTATCAGTATTTAATGAAAAATGATTTTCAATCTGCATCACAAATGTTACAACCTATTAGTGATTTATTGGAAACTATTGAAGCAGATTTGCAATCTCATCAAAGAGACCAACAGTATCGTAATTCAATGTATCAGATGTAAGGACATGTAACAATTACGTTAAGCCACCTTACATAATTTCAGTTCACTCCAAGTGACAATCAGTCCAATGGACTTATTGAATATATCAGAGAAGCGTTCCGATTGGGATGCTTTTTTTGTGTTCCAACGATACACCGCTTATTTGGGGTCAAACCCTATATAATTGCCAAAACATAATAGGGGGTGTCATATATTTTCCAATTTTTTTCCGGATTTTTTTTTAAAAAATACAACATTCTACAATATTAAAAATTTTTTCCGGAATTTTTTTTTAAGATATGGGGAAAAAACCGTGTGGCCATATACAATCTCACATAGGGGGGTATCTGAGTAAGGGGATACGTAGGTAGGGGTACATAGGTAGGGGGGTATGGGGGGGTACATACCAAGCCCTATGTTCCACGTGAAACACTATGTTAATAATATATAATTTATGTTAAGTTAAAAAATATTAATATATACAAAAAAAAACAATGGGTGTGTTTCCACACCCAATGTTCCACGTGAAACATTACTCCAAGCCACATGGAGTAATATTCAGTTTCCTGCATAAATATTCATATTCATCGTGCATCCTATATCGGCAGAACTCGTCACCTCTCTGCGTATAGAACCTTGATTCCTTGCGCCCATCGGCAGTAATAACAGTGACCTTTTGGCGGTATCTCGTTGTATGCTCACTGCGACCTTCTCTCCATCCGATAAAGGAATAGATTAGGGTGTGGTCAGTGAGGTTGATACGATTGTAATTGCAGTCACAGAAGTTCATTGGAATTGTTGTCATAATTGTAAAGATTTTTTTAGGTGAATTACTTTGTTTACTAAAACCGATGCAAAGATACGGCATAATTTTGAAACTACCAAATTTTTTAAAGGTAATTAACTTTTTTAATATTTGTTCACAATTCAGTGGTTGAAATGTTAAAAAAACGTAACGGACTAAAAATAATTGCCGAAAAACTTGTGTATGTCAAAGTAACACTATAACTTTGCACCCATAAAGTTAATGTTTCACCTAATTTGATTAATATGGATATTTATACATTTTCAAATTCCATCCTTAACGTTGAGTATAATCGCTTTTCAAAGCGTGAATATGAATCATTGCTCAAAGCAACTGAAAGCGCAGTAGAGCGCAAAAGATTGGCTCAAAAATTGGTTGACTATCTATGTGACAAATATAAGATTCCTCATGTTGTGGTACAAATATTAGACACACCACAAAAAACCTTTGCCCAAGGTAGAGGTAAAGTGATGGGTGATTACACACATTCTAATCTTTACAAACGCATCCGCATTTGGAATAAAACTG